TCAACGATTACTCGACTGTTTAACGATTACAACGCCACAGAAAGCCACAAAACCCATGTAAAGCACAAAACCCCGCTGCAGAATCGCTCTGCGGCGGGGTTCGTTTATGCTCAAAAACGGCAAAAGTCTTGATTTCAAGCGGTTTTCGGGCATAGAAAAAGTCCACCGTAATTCTATCAAAATTACGGTGGACTTATGGCAAAGGACTCTAATTTTGATAGAAACCCGTTAAGGGGGTGCAATTACGGTTTGGAGGGGGGTGCATTTTTGATTTTAGGGGGTGCAACCACGGCTTTAGGGGGTGCATTACTCTACCCGTGGGGACAGCAATAAACCGCAGGCGTTGAAACCTGCGGTCTTTTCATTTTTGTTGGGACTCACGCCTCGATTTCTGTACCGCCCTGGAATTTGAAGGTCATCCGTCCGTCGGCGTGGACGGTTATCGTGTCGATAATGGTGAGCCAGAGCTTTTCGTCAAACTCGGTGAGGGCATCCAATTCCTGCACCTCAAACATAAACGCTCCGATGGCTTCTGCCTGGGCTTCCCGTGCCGCCTTTGTGGCGCGGAGCTGCTCAAGCTGTGCCTTGGCTTTTTCATACCGCTCTACAAACCCATTGTACCGGGCGGCGTATTCTTCCTGGTTCTGTGCCATCTGTGAATTTTCCGCAATGCAACGCTTTGTCAGTTCGGTCACCACATCGATCTCCTCAAGCAGACTCTCGATTTCTGTATCAATGCCTGTACAGTCTGTCAGCGTAGCCTGTATCAATCGGCAATCCTCAAGGATGTTGTCTTTGCTTTCAATGATAGCGTTAAGGGCGGTCACGAACCGCGCTTTAATGGTTTCCTCGTCCAGATGCGGCGTTTCGCATTTGTGCTCGCCCTTGAATTTGCCGTTGCATTGCCAGATGACCCTGCGGTATTTTGAGGTCGAGTTCCAGACTTTCGAGCCGAAGTAGGAACCGCAGTCCCCGCAGATGATACGGGAAGAAAAAATGCTCTTTCCGCTGTACTGACGGCTTATCCTCTTACGCCGCGCAAGCTCCGTCTGAACTTTATCGAACTCTTCCGGCGTAATTATCGGCTCATGGCTGTGTTCCACATAATACTGCGGCACCTCGCCCTCATTGACCTTCCTCTTTTTTGTGAGGAAATCGACCGTGAAGCATTTCTGAAGGAGTGCAGCGCCCTTGTATTTCTCGTTTTGAAGGATGCTTTCCACTGTACTGGTCTGCCAGCGTTGTTTTCTCGATGGAGTCGGAATCCCATCTGCTGTCAGTTCCTTTGCAATGGCCCCCGGCGTCAACCCCTCCATGAATCGAGTATAAATCCGGTGGACAACGATTGCCTCCTCCGGAACGACTTCTGGAAAACCGTCCGCTCCTTTGCGATAGCCGAGGAACTGCTTGTATGGGAGGTTGACCTTTCCATCGGCAAACCGTTTTCTCTGTCCCCAGGTAACATTCTCGGATATGGAGCGGCTTTCTTCCTGTGCCAAGCTCGACATGATGGTGAGCAGCAGTTCGCCCTTGCCGTCAAAGGTGTAGATGTTCTCTTTTTCGAAGTAGACTTCTACGCCTTTTTCTTTCAGCTTGCGGATAGTAACCAGGCTGTCGACTGTATTTCGAGCGAAGCGGCTGACCGACTTTGTGACGATGAGGTCGATTTTACCGGACATGGCATCGGCGATCATTTCATTAAAGCCGATGCGATGCTTGGTATTCGTGCCGGAAATGCCTTCGTCGGTGTAAACCTTAACAAACTCCCATTCGGGATTGCGTTTGATGTATTGCGTGTAGTAATCCACCTGCGCCTCGTAGCTGGTGAACTGCTCATCGCTGTCTGTGGACACTCTTGCGTATCCTGCGACCTGCCTCTTTTGTATCGCCACCTTGGAAAGGTGTGTCAGCGGATTGATGGTCGGCGGAATGACTGTGACCGACCGTGCTGCTGTTCTGCTCATAACTTGTGCCTCCTTGCCTGCAGTGCCCGTTGCCGAGCCTGTTCTTTCATTTCAGGCGTCCAGCTTTCTGCTCTGGAGCGGTCTTTCCATCGTTTAACGATTTCAGAACCGTCGTCCATGCAGAACACTACCATATTGCTTTTCTCTGCTCTGATTGCCGTTATTTTGCTTCTGACCATATCGCTGTCGATGCTGCCCTCTCCCAGCACCTCGCAGGTGAGGACTTCGAGCGTTTCTTCTGGAATCCGCTTAGCGGCACATTCAGATTTACCTTTGGTTTGGAATGTAGTGCAATTCCAGTAATGCTTTTTGCGGTAAGTGACGCGCTTATATGTGTTGCCGCACAGTCCGCAGTGAATCAGCCCCGAAAAAACTGAACGAGTCGGTTTCTTGCGGTTGGCAGCCTGCTGCGCCAGCATTCTGAGCCGCTCCTGTGCCTTATCAAATGTTGCCTGGTCGATGATTGGCTCATGCGTTCCCTCGGCATAGTACATCGGAAGCTCTCCTCGATTGGGTAACAGCTTCTTTTCAATGTGGTTGTTGCGGTATCGCTTTTGCAGGAGCGCATTGCCGAGGTACTTTTCATTGGATAAGGTATTCCGCATCCGCTCCGCACACCATGTGCCGCCGAGAACGCCTTTATGTCCTCTGGCATCAAGGTCACGACAGATGGAACTCATGCTCTCGCCACCGTTGAACCGTGCAAATATTTCTCGGACGATGGCAGCGTCCACCTCATTCACCTGAATGCCGTCCGGCGTGATGTCATAGCCGAACAAAAAGCGGAGGTTGATGATTTCTCCGTTTTCAAAGGCTTTTCGGACACGCCATTTCTGATTTTCACTGGCTGACAAACTCTCTTCCTGTGCGTAGGACGCCAGGATGGTCATCATCAGTTCACCATCCGCACTCATGGTGTGGATGTGTTGCTCTTCAAAGAACACATCTACGCCCAGGCTTTTCAGCTCTCGGACAGTCTGAAGAAGCGTCACCGTATTTCTGGCGAAACGGGATATGCTCTTCGTAATAACAAGATCGATGTTCCCTTGGCGGCACTCCTCAATCATGTGCTGAAACCCGGCTCGTTCTCTTTTTGTGCCGGTCACAGCCTCATCGCTGTAAACGCCGCAGTACATCCATCCGTTGTGGCTCTGAATCATTTTACTGTAATAACTGACTTGTGCGGACAGTGAATGCAGCATGGCATCCTTTCCTGTGGAAACACGGGCATAAGCGCAAACACGCAAAGCTTTCGGCTGTGCGGGTATTAGGGCATCGACCCTTTCTACAACTCTCTCCATTTGATTCACCTCCCTTGGTGTGTGACATATTACCTCTAAAAACACGATATATCCAGCGATTTCAGCGGAATATACTACACGAAGATATGCCGTATTTATTGGCTATAATTGTATCGATCTTAGCGTACTCTTTGGCTGATATCAGCCCCTTGGAACGCATACTCCGGGCGAGTGCCATCGCCATCTGGTAGGCAAACAGACGCTTATCGTAATCACTCATGGTCGGCCTCCTTCCTGTGGAATTTCAAATAGCAGTCACGGGAGCAGAACACCCGATGGCTGTTGCCATAGCTTTCAAACTGCTTCCCGCAATGCCGGCAAGCGAGTGTGTAGTACGCTTTTCGCTGCACTCTTTCGGGGTGCGCGTTCCACCACGCCATTCGGCAGGCATCGGAGCAGAACATCCTTTTCCGTTTATGCGGTGTCTGCTCAAGCGGAGTCAGGCAGTTTCGGCACAGGGCATTTGAGTCCGGTATCTCTTTAATCTGCACAGGATGTCTGGCGCAAAAGGACTTTACAGTGTTTAGCGGTAGCCCTGTTATAGCGGATATTTTCTTATACCCGTAGCCCTGGTGTTGGAGATCCACAATTCGTGAGCGTTCCGTGTCTGTCATAGTGATTGATACCTCATTCCTGAGAAATAGCGTTTCTCGCTATACCCAGAGAAAAGGCACTTTTGTCAGGGTAAAATGGGCAAAAAAAAATAACGCCCTCCACGGAAAAATCCGCAGAGGGCGTGTGATGAGGTTCGGTTTACTTATTCGGGATCTTGAGCTTCATACCGCTGTATATGACATTGCTTTTCAGCCCGTTCAGGCTGACAATCTCCTTGTAGCGGCTGCCGTTGCCGAGATACTTCTTAGCGATTGCCCAGAGGGTGTCGCCATGCGCCACGGTATGAATGCGGTAGTCATCGGCGGGTTTCGTGCCTGCCACGGTGAGCGCAGAGGTCTTGACCGGCGACATGATGGCGTACTTGCTGGATTCGTCCTTGTTGATTACCACACGGTCGCCGCTGACCTCGACCACATACCAGCGGAGCTTCTTCACCCAGCCGGGAATGGATTTGCCGCCATAGTAGGTGCTGCCTGTGATGGTCACGAGGTCGCCGACCTTGATAGACCCGGTGGGCTTGCCCGGTTCAACCGGCTTTACCTCACTGCCGAGAGCCGCCGTGACCTTGGATGCCAGATCGCCCATACGGGCATACATCCAGTTACCGGGGCAGGATTTGTTCGCAAACCATCTGTGAACAGTCAGAACCATCTCGTCGGATTTCGGGGTATAGTTCAGCGTCTTGGTCTTATCGCCCAGCCAGAGCAGCTTGGTTTTGCCGTTGCGCTTGCAGATGTCGGTGCAAAGCTCAATGAGCCGCTGGTACACCACATCCTTGAAAGCGTAAGGCTCGGTGTTGTCGCTGGCACACTCAATGGTGACGGCTCTCTGGTCGTTGGCTGCGGAAGAGGAACACCAGGAGCGGTTTTTCTCTTCCACATACATCCCGACCCGACCGTCCACGCCGATGCCGTAGTTGCTGCTTGCCTGCCGTGAGGTCGGCAAGAAGATGTTGCCGAGCGTTTCCACACTGCACTGACCCACTACGCAGTGGGGCGTGATGCGGTCAATGCTGTGGGTGCGCTGTCCGGAGTGGTTTGGGCTGAGTTTGGTGTAGGACACCAGGGGGCTGTTCGTGTAAGCCATGTTATTCATCCTCCTTTTCACTGCGGTCATGAAGCTGCTCCAGCACAGATTTCAGCTTCTGCGGAATGGGCAGTCCCAGGTATGCGGCGTTTTCCAACAGGGACACGCCCTCATTCGACAAATAGAAGAAAATGACGGCAGTACGCATCACCGAGCCGCTGCCGATGACGCGGGTGTCGAGAATATGCCCGATGCCAACCAGAGCGAAGATGAGCACCTTTTTGAAAATGCCCTTGAATCCGACTTCGCTGGACAGCTTCTTATCCACCACGGCGCACATGATGCCGGTGATGTAGTCGATGACTACGAAAGCCAGAAGCGCGTAAAGCAAGCCGTCACATCCTCCCAAGAACCATCCGAGCCAGCCGCCGATACCGGCGAATACCACCTGAATGGTCGTCCAGAATTCTTTCATGTTGTTTGTCCTCCTTTGAAATTAAAAATGGGTATGAAAAAAGTGACGCCGGAGCGTCACACTTTTCCGATGGCATAGATTGATACCTTGTAGGTTGCCGATGGTACCGTATTTGGTCTTACGGCAAATATCTTTCCGGGGTTGGTCGTTGTAGACCAGCTACTTGAGCTGCCACGCTCCACAAACATGGCGTAATTGCTGTTCTCCGTGGAGATATGGACATGAGGAATTTCCGCGAAGGTAAATGGAAAATTAGGGAGCGCAATTGCGCCGCTCTCATAGAGCACGCCCCATGCCGTCGAAATGGCGGTCGTAAAGGAATACTGACCCCAACATTCCGCTGTACCGCTTTTCCATTTACGGTAATTCCAGATGCCGCTTGTTCCTTGCTGAATGACAAAATCCGCAAGGGGTGAGCCATCCACCCGCATATCCCCGGCAACATCCAGCATGGCTTGTGGCTCCGGCGTGTTGATGCCGACTTTCTTTTTACGAAGCGCAATGAGCGGAGTCCCTTGCGGTACAGTAAAATACAGCTCCAGACTGCTCAAAGAATAGAGCTTGTCTTGGATCTGTAAGTGGAAGTCGTAGGAGCTGTTTGCATCCAGACTGCACAGTTCCAAATTGGAGTAGCTGAAAGAGGTTCCGCTTTTTGTCGTGCCGGAATAGATGCTGGTGTAGCTGCCGTAACTGCTCTCACTGGTTTTCTTGTACCGATACCGCACATAAACCACGCTGTTTTTCTGCGTCCCGTCTACGGTAACAGCAGAAATAGAGCCACTGAATTTGAGTTGCATTTCCGCTTCAATGTCGTTGGTTCGTCGGAGCGTCACCGAGGACACCTTCGGCTTTGCGTATGGGATGACCGTAATAGTTTGGGAAACGCTGGCGGTATAACCGCGGGAGTCCGTGACCGTGAGCGTGACCGTTACGCTGCCGGACTTGGCGATCTTTCCAACAGATAAGGCAGAGCCGGTAGTGTTAGAGGATGACAGCCCGTTGCAGGAAGCTGTGTAGTTGGAAATACTGGCACCGTTTTTTGCAGTTGCCGTTCCGGGCGTGACCTTGAGGGTCGAGTAGTTCTGAACGAATAGCTGGTCGTTGCCTGTGAGGTTTTTCGTGGTCGTGTAGCTGTCGGCATAAGTGAATCCGCTTATGGTTGGAGCAGAATTGGTTGCCGTGGTCAGTACAGTGGCGGTCTTGCTTGAGGTGCTGCCGATCTGCGTAGACCCGCTGTAAGACGAAACCGCAAAGGTACCTGTGAACGACTTGATGGATGCCATAGCGTTCAAAAGCGTTGTTCTCTGCGCCGATGTCAGCGTGACCGTGCGGTTCGCCGTGCCCTTCGACCAGGAAAGCCCGGAAATAGTCAGGATGGTCGTGCTGCCGTTTTTGAGCACCAGCGTATTGGTGTAGGAGGCTTCGTACACGGTCACATTGATGGTAATGGAAACCGTGGCATTGTCCGCCGTCACCGTGTTGACACTATTCACCACAGCACCGCCCAGCGTCTTGACTGTGGAACTGCCGGAAGTGCCGTAGACGTGGTTGTATTGCCGCCTTGCTCTGACCCTCACCGTATAGCTCGTGTTCGGCGAAAGCGAGGACAATGTTACGCTGGCGCTGGTGGATGCCGTCGTTGAGAACTGCGTCCAGCTCGAACCGCCGTTTGTGCTGTACTGCCAGATGTCCGCCGTGGCAGAGGATGTAGCGGAGATTTTGAACCCGTTTGCCGTGACATTCGATGTACTGAACGTAACTGTGGGAGCAGAGCGGTCAATGGTAGTCAGCGTCATGCTGCCGCCGTATTCCTGTGAACCGTAGATATAAACACGGGTCGAGAATCCGACCGCAATCGTTTTGCTGCCGTTGCTGTCATGAGCCACAGTAATCGTGCCGCTGACAGAACCTTTCTTTGCCGGGAAAACACGGTCATCCCAATAGGTACGGCCCTTTGAGTATACGGTCGTACCATTGATCGTTACAGTGGTCGTGTCAATGGTGTAGTAAGTGGATGCGCCACCGGTAGAGGTTAGCGTCCAGGAAAGTGTCGAGCTGTTACCGACCACATTCACGCTTTCTGAAATGTCCAGTTGAAGATAGCGCCCATCGTATGCCGCGCTTTTCCAAGTTGCCATAGCTTTCCCTCCTTAATCCAGAATGACGATGTTCAGCCCTTCGGACGCCGTTGGCATCGGGACAAACTTCGTTTTACCCACGGTCAGCTCGCCGTCCACCGTGGTTTTCTTGGTCTGCGTTTCGTCCTTGTTCAGGGTGAAGATCACCTCGTCGTTGTAATAACCGGCGAACTCCGTGTTTGTGATGACCGTCCGCTGAGACGATGCGCTGTTGGATACCTCGATGCCCCGCTTGTCGATCTTGACCTCCTGCGTGTAGATCTCGTTGGGAGCAGGCGTCCACTTTCGGGGAATCGCTCCTTCGGAAATCATGATGTCGGCGAGATAAATGGACGCATCCCGACAGTAGCAGTAAATACGCAACGTGGGGTCGGTCACATCCGTGAGCGTTACGGAGTAATCCGTCCAGTCAAACGCCGTGGACTTATTGAACAGGTACTTGGTTTTGTTCCCGTTGTAGGTCACATAGAAATACCCGGACATGGTCGAGGTTTTCTTTGCCCGAACCGAGATCGTATAAGTGCCGGGAACCACACCTCGGATGTACTGCGACAACGAGGAGTATGCGCCCAGCACAAAGCAGGAGTCGGAAATGGTGTTGTTTTGCGTATCTGTGGAGGCATCCGTTTTCACCGTACCGGAGTAGCTCCAATCATCCGTGATGCCGTTCAGCCCGGAAGAGTTCTGCACATAGTTGATGCCGCCGATGTACTGCTCCTGCATGGTGACGGACAGCCCGTCCACCGTGTGTTCCAGTTCCGAAACCCTACTCTCGGAATTCAGTATCCGTTCCTCCAGGACACCCTGGTCATTGGACACTGTTTCCACCGTTTCGGTAAGGGTCGCCACATAGCTGTTCAGCCCGTCGATGGTCTGCTGAAACTGTGCGTCCTTCTCGGTCAGAATGGAAATGGTGGTGCGGATCGTTTCAATGTCGTTCTGCACCACCCATTCATTTCCGTCCCATATTTTCGTTTCCGGCGGGGTCACGGAGGTATCCACCCAGAGCTGCCCCTCATAGGGGTTCTCCGGCGGCGTGTCCGAGGTGACCACATCGCAGAGACTGATAATCGTGAACTGTGCCGATGCGATCATCTCACCACCTCCTTAAAGCGCCACAACGACCATGAAGGTTGCCTTGGTATCCACATCGGCGCTGGACACCGACAGCGTCTTACCGGTCTTGCTGCCGTTGGTTCCCCAAGAGGTGTCGATTGCGCCATCCTTGTTGTACTTCGTCCATGTGTAACTGCCGTTTCCGGCTGCGTCCACCTCGGAGCCTGCCTGATAGCAGACGGCGGTCAGCACGGTCGTGCCCTGACCGTTCTTGAATACATCGCCGCCCGTGGAGGTGACGATGATCTGCAGCGGGTCGGAGTTGTCGATGAAGGTCGCCACATCGAAGAACTTCGTGTTGTAGGAAGCAGATGCGGAATCTGTGTCCTGGGCGCAGCACTTGAATACGGCGTAGCTGTCCACCGCTGCGGCGTAGACCGTGAGCGTATTGGTGGCCGTGCCGGTGTATTTGTCGGCAGTATCCGAGAGCTTGCGCCAGCCGATGCCGAAGTCTGCATCGTATCCGGTAGAAGAAGTGGCAGTGACGGAAGCGTCCATGACCGCCCACTTGTAGCTGACCTTGGTGGTGTCCACCGTAGAGCCGCGCCACAGCTCGGCCTTGGCGGTCAGACTGGCGACCTCCTCGTTCTTGAACACATTACCGTTGGGCGTGGTGACCAGCAGGTCAACGATGCCGGAGCCGTTGACCACACGGGAGAAGGAAATGGTCAGCGGATGGGTCAGCGACAGACCGGTGCTTTCGTCCTTATAGGTGATGACGCAGCGGTAGTCGATGCCGGGCAGCTCTGCCATGACATTGGCCTTGACCGTGAGAATGTGGCTCTTGGCACCGCTGAGAGCATAGTTCGTGCCTGCGGTGATGGCGGTGTTGCTGTCGCCCACATACCACTTGACCGAAGTGACATTGGCGGTGGCAATCTGGTCGGCAGTGGTGCCGATAACATACAAACTGGGCGTCAGAACGAGGTTCTTCGTTTTCCAGTCCGGGGTATAGCTCCCGTTGTCGGGGTTATACATCTGTGTCTTGGCGAGGTTCGAGCCGATGTACCCCGTCAGCGTCAGTGCGTCGTTGTAGTCGATGATGGTAAACTGACCTTGTGCTTTGCTCATATGAGAAGCCTCCTTTGAAGTTGTTGTATCAGAAACGGACGCTGTGTCGGTTTCTGTTGTGGGTTCTGCGGTTGCCATAGTAAATTCCTCCGTTATAACAGGCTCTGCCTGGTCGTGGTGTCGATGAGGTCACAATAAAAAGTGGCGCGGATTTTGACATCCGCACCGGTGATGACCACGGACTTTGCGCCGCCGAAATGCTGTTCATTCCAGACTTTGTCCGCTTCCGTATCTTCCGACACCCTTGTCCAGATAAACTGGTTGGCATCCAGCGTGTCGGTGATGTCTTCATCCCAGGAGTACACCTTGGCGGAAAGCAGCGTTTTCACATTGCCGTTTTTGAAGATGTTCCCGTTGGACGAGATGATGACAAGCCGGAGCATTTTCTGCTCCTCGATGGTGGTAATGCGGTCGCTGACCTCGGTGACCTCCTTGCTGGTGGCGTAGGCACGAAGCACGACTTCGCCGCTCTCCAAGTCCCACCAGGACGAGCCATCCTGCGACTGGATGACACCGGCCTTGATGATGTTCGCCACCAGAGAACCCGAGGTGATGAAGTCTGCGACGATCTGACCGTCTGCCGTGATGGCGGTTTCATAGGGGCCGTTGTAGCCATTATGGGAAAAGCCTAAGCCGCCCACATTCCACCGCCAGACATTCACGGCTTCGTCAATGGAGGGAGCGTCCAGAATGAGCAGCTCGTAGGGCTGCCCACTTTCGCTGTCTGTGTTAATAACCACATAGCCGCCGCTCTGGCCGGTGATAAGCCCGGTGGCCTTGCCGATGGCGGTTTGGAGCAGCTTCGGAAAGCGTCCCACCGTGGATTCCACCTTATTAACCGTTGATTGCACCTCGGAAATGGTGGTGATCATACTGGACTTGCTCTGACCGAGGGAAATGCTCACATACCGTTCGGCAAGAGTGTCGTACACGGTTTCAATGACCATAGCCGACACGCTCACACCAAGCAGTGAATGCCGAATGGTGACGGTATCGCAGAGGTTGACCCGCTCCAGCAGTGCCGAATACTCCGGCTGTTTCCAGAGCGGCTCAAAGGACACCTTCACCGTGGGGATAGTCGCTCCCAGCGGATTTGCCTTGATGTAACTGTTTGCTTTTGCTCTGAGGGCTTCCTCGGTCACAACTCCGTCAAATTGGTCGGAGAAATCCATGATGAGCGTTTTTGCCCGGACGATCTCCGAGGTCACAATGGGGAGCGTGACCTCCGGCAGTGTGACTACCGTTTCGGTGTCCGTGCCTTCCGGTGTGTATACGGCATACGGGAGCAGTGCGGTATACACGCCGCTGTTGTCCTCGTCCTGCTCCAGGGCTGAGAGGTTCTTTCCGTACTCAATGACCACTCCGGTCTTCTGCCCACGGTGCGAATGGAACTTTACCGTGAAGTTGTCCCATTCAAACTCGCCGTGCCATTTGGAGAGCATGGAGCCTTCCGTACCGCCGAGGCAGGCGCGGACGCTTTTCGGCTGCGTGACGGAAAATGCCTTTGTGTCCGAATAATCCGTCCAGCCCGTGAAGCGCGTATCTCCGGCAAGGAGCTGCGAGAGAATGAGCTGCGGAGAGCGGCTCTCGGTCGAAAACGGCAGCACCGGCACATTGGCGAGGTCATAGGAGATGTGCTGACCGTAGATGGTGACGATACCGTTGAGCGGCTTCGTGATACGGTAAATGCGGAATGCCTGGTCGGCGGCGGTGTCATTGGGTTTTGCCTTGATGATGCACTCCTTGGTGATAAGCCCGTAGTGCTGACCGCTGACCGGATATTTGAGTAAGCACTCGAACACACCGTTTCGCTCTTCGGTCACTTCGCAGGAAATAGTGTCCGTCAGTACGCCAAGACCGAAGGTCGAAAAAGTCGTAGCATTTGCGGGATAAAGTACGGGAATCATAGGCTGTCACCTCCTTCTGAGCATAAAAAAACCACCGGAGATTTCTCCACGGTGGGTTGGGTTGAATGATTCAATTTTGTTCGACAAACTGGAATTTGTACGTCTTACAGTTTTATCTATTTAGAAATTATACCAATAACATTTTCGGTTTTTTCAGACCATTTCTTTCTTTTATAATCCAAGCCAATGCTTTCAACATAAACGCATTTTTCTTCTGTACAGACTTTTTTGTTCAAGTATTCAATAAAATCCTTTTCATTAAACCAATCTTTTATGTATATTAAGCGGTCTCTTCAGTTCATATGGAAACGTTCTCGAATATAGGGGCACAATTGCTCATTTGGGCATTAATCCGTTTCTTTTTAGTGATAATAAAAAAGCATACGCAATAGCTATTCCTAAGAAACCGGCAACGGCATCAGCAAAATCGGGAATGTTCAGAATTGGAAAAACAAGTTCGTACCCAAGATTAAATGCGGCAATCAATAGCCCTATTACCGTAACAGCCTTCATTCCACCTCCGAATATAAGAACAGCAAATCCCAAAGCCACCAAGACCATAAGTGAGAGAGAAAAATTGGTTACATGAAGAAGAATATAGTCTGGCAATAGTTGAAGTGCAGGGACAAACCAATTAAGAAGTCTAATGAAAAACAGGAGCCATGAAAGAATGATTGTGCACAAATAAATTACTAAATATATTTTCTTTACTTCGTATTTTACCGTAACCTTTCTTTTACCTACCCCATCTCTGTAACCCCTTATTTTAACAAATTCCGATTTGTCATTCTGATTTTAAGAAATTATACCATACTTTTATGAACTTTTCAACTGCCTGTATTTACAAGCACCGCCACCTCGGAACGACCTCAACCCGCCGCACATTTCCGGCGCAGGCGATGGAGTTTTCTCCGGGCTTCAGCACCGGAAAGCCCTCACCGGTGACGGTATCGTTTTTGAGAACGGTACCCTTGTAGCAGTTCATGTGTTCGCTGTCGATTTCAATGTACTCGTCCACACCGGCGAAGCCCCAGGAGCTTGTGCCCTGACCCTCCGGCCGAACCATGAGCCGAATCAGACCGCTGCCATAGATTTTGATATACGGTCGGCTCTCAAAAGCAGTCGGATTTGTAATTGTCAGTTCGGATGCGTCTACTGCCACTGTTTGCTGCCCCTCCAAGCTGTACTTGAACGGCTTGCAGTTGAAGGTCACGGTGAAGCAGCCGATTTTATTCAGTTGCTCCTCAATATCCAGATTGCCGGAGATGACACCGTAACGGAAATACTCCGCATCGTAGGAATCGGTGATCTCGTGGTATCTGTCCGGCTCGGAATACAGCCACCCCTTAATGTCCCGCAGGTCGGATGCAAGGGCGGCTACGTTCTTCCGTGCGAGGAACACCGTGTAGCTCACCTTGATGTTGGCAAAGCGGCGGTTGGGATTGATGATATCTCCGCTCCGACCGGGAATGGAGATGAACTCCGCATCGTACTCCGGTGCGGAGAACACATCCTTCTTCTCGATATGCAGGCCGAAATCAGCGGAACTGCGGCCGTTGTAGGTAAAATAGGTCATGCAAATACCACTCCTTTCCGCTGGGCGAACTGGTTCGCCGTTTCCATGACTTCATTGGTTAGCTGACGGATGTCCTCACTGCTGTAATTGTTGAAGTTCGTGATGTTCAGGGCGATGGTGAAAGCGGATGCCGCCTTTCCGGCCACACCGTCCACGGCAGAGCGGATCGAGCCGTTCACGTCAAAGTCGGTGGGCAGAGCCGTCTGCATATCGTGAGCAAGGTCGCCCATGACGCCGTTGATGTCCTCCGCCATCCCTTCGGCGGCTTTGACCGCTTCATCGCCGTTGTCGTCAATGGAACCGGCAAGACCCTTAACCAGCATTTCACCGACCCATGCCATTTCCTTCGAGGGCGAATGGATACCGAAGAAATCGCAGATGCCGTCCCAGATGGAGGAGATCCACCCGGACACCTTATCCCACAGCCACGAGGCAAGCTGGGTAATACCGCTCCACAGTCCCTTGACGATGTTGCCGCCGATCTCCACGATCTTATACATCAGAGAGCCGAAGGCTTTCACGATACCCGCAATGATCTGCGGCACGGCCTTTACGATCTCCACGATAATGGTGGGTAGGTTTTCAATCAGCGCAACGAACAACTGCACGCCCGCCATGATGATTTTATCGATGTTTCCAATCAAGGCATTGACAATGCCGGAGATAATTTGCGGAATCGCCTGCACGATAGTCGTGATGATCTGCGGCAGGGCTTGAATGAGAGAAATCAGCAGGTCGATGCCTGCCTGAATAATGAGCGGTATCGCATTCAGCACCGCATTGATAATGCCGTCAATGATTTTCGGAATGGCTTCCACGATAGCCGTGATGATATCCGGCAATGCGGCAACAAGCGAGGTCAGAAGCTGAATGCCCGTTTCAATGATCTGCGGGATGGAATCCAGCAGAAAGGTAATGATGCCGTTGATGATCTCCGGCAGGGCGGCAATCAACACGGGTATTGCGTCCAAGAGTCCCTGCGCAAGACCTGTGATAAGCTGTAAGGCTGCGTCAAGGAGCATCGGCAGGCTGTCCACCAGACCTTGTACGATGGTAACGATAGCCTGCACCGCTGCCGGGATGAGCGTGGGCAGTGCATCCGCAATGCCGGTCACCAGCGTGGACACCAACTGAACCGCCGCGTCAATAAGCAGGGGCAGATTCTCAATCAGCGTGTTCACGATGGTCATGAGTGCGGACACCGCCGCCGGGATAAGCTGCGGAAGCAAAGAAAGCAGCGTTTCCAGCACCTGCGAGAACAGTTCGGTGACTGCTTCCAGCAGTGTGGGCAGCAGTTCACCCACAGCCGTCAGCAGGGCATCCAGCGCCGTGGGCATAGCCGCCACGATGTTCTCAATAACCGGGGTGATGTTCGCCACCACGGTCTTGAAGGCATCCACCATGTTGTTGCACAGCAACTCCATGTCAGCGTCCGCATCGCCGAAGCCCACGATGAGGTTCGACACGGCGGATTTCAGCGCATTGACAGAGCCGGAAATAGTGGCTTCCGCTTCCTTGGCGGTCGTTCCTGCAATGTCCATGCTCTCCTGCATGACATGGATGGCTTCCACCACATCTGCGTAGGAGGAGATGTCATACTTGACGCCGGATATCTTCTCCGCATCGGCGAGCAGCCGCTCCATTTCCTGCTTTGTGCCGCCGTAGCCCAGCTTGAGGTTATCGAGCATCGTATAGTTCTGCTTGGCGAAACCCTGGTAGGCATTCTGAATGGAGGACATATCCGTACCCATCTTATTGGCGTTGTCGGACATATCCGTGATTGCCATATCCGCATACTTTGCGGCTTTCTCGGTATCACCGCCGAGAGACTGGATGAGGCTTGCCGAGAAGCCCGTCACCGTTTCCATGTATTCGTTAGCGGAAAGACCGGCCGTTTTGTATGCGTTGGCGGCATACCGCTGAATCTCCTGCGAGGAGTCCTTGAACAGAGTGTCAACACCGCCAACCAACTGCTCGTAGTCAGCATAGGCGGCGATGACTTCTTTGCCGAGCTTTACGGCGGCGGCACCTGCGGCAACAGCCACAGCACCGAGCGCCACACCTACGGTTTTGAGAACCTTGCCGAAGCCTTCAAACTTACTGCCGGATTCCTCCGCAGCCTTGCCGCCCTCCTTGATGGCTTTCTCATTTTCGTCCAGCTCCCGATTCATGTCGTTGAGGGCGGCTTCGGCATTGTTGAGCTGAATTTGCCAGTTCTGGGTGCGGCGGTCGTTCTCTCCGAAAGAGGTGGCGGCATTCTGCAGAGCCTTGCGAAGGGTATCGATTTTTGTCGTCTGCTCGTCGATCTCTTTTCGCAGCACCTTATTCCGTGCGGCGAGAGCCTCCACGGATTTATCGTTTTTATCAAACTGAGAGGTGGCGAGCTTCATCTCGGAGCCGAGCACCTTGAAGGACTGGTTGATGTCCGCCAGTGCTTTCTTGAATTCTTTTTCGCCCTCAAGACCGATCTTCAGTCCGAAACTGTCTGCCATTCGCCGTCACCTCCTTAAATGCCGTCCGGGATAATATCGTCAATGTAGTGTTCGTGAGCAGGAACAGCCTGCCCGTTATACTGCCTGTGACACTCCCACAGATCCAGCAGCAGACCAAACGGCATCAGCCACACCTCATCCTGGCTGAGATGAAGGTGGGCAAGGCCGTAATAAAGAAGCCGGGTAAACAGCTCCGCATCGGAGACCGTTACCCGACTTGCGCGTTTTTTGCGTCTTTCTCGCTTTCCACATTCCGCTTGGTGCCCTTGTAGAGTGCCTCCGTAATGGCGGTTTTGTATCCGGCGAGGTCGAGGGGCGTGGTCAGAAGCTCCACCACATCCTCGGTGAGCAGCTCCTTGGGATGCTCTTTATCCTTGAGGTTGTGGACGAGGATGCTCTGATTTGCAAGAAGCGTAATCAGCCACACGATCTCTCCGATGGCCATTTCAAAGTTCTCGGACTTCATCAGCTTCTCGCCGAGGTTTTCCAGCCCGCCATAGCGACCGGCGATCTCCTTGGTGGCTTTGGTTGTGAGGAGCAGCGTGTACTCCTCGTCACCGATGTTGATAACTGCGGTTCTTTCGTTATCCATTGTGCGTTACCTCCGTTAACCTTGTTTTTCGGGTGTCGTGGTATAGGTCGGCTCATAGACTTCCTTATACCAGTTCGTGATAGTCGCAGCGGTCACATCGCCCTCCAGTGCCTCCGCTTTCCACGGGTGCTTGCCGCCTGCGTCTGCCTTGTTGCGGCGAAGGATAGTACCTTCAATGGTGGGTGTAGAGAATGTGATGCTGTCACCCTTGGTGGCAAGGTTTGTCGCCGGAATACCGAATTTCACACGGTACAGCCAGTAATACTTGTACTTGCCGTTGGACTTCTTGGCGCGGAAGCCCACCGCCACAGGGTCGCCGCCGTCCTCGGATGCGGAAATCAGCACCTTGTTCTTGTCGATGGTTGCACCCGTGAGGTCGGATGCCGCCGCAGAGCCGATATCGTCAATGCCGAGGGAGAGTGTGCCGGATTTGAATTCCTTCACAATCTCCGAAGCGCCGTCATCGGCATAGAGCGTCGCTTCTGCCAGTTCCACCGAAAGGTCAGCGGAGATGGCTTTTGCAAGCTGGAACGGCGTACCGTAGGTTTCCTCACCGGCGTCGTTCTCGGTGATTTTTGCGTAATACAGTCTGTCAAGACCGATCGTTGCCATAATTCATTCCTCCAGTTCGTAGATTTGCGCCACATCAATGGCGTAGTGATGGTAGCCGGTCTCGGTTTCAAAGCCGATGTACCGGCGGTCGGTAATATAAAAGTCCGCACCCAGCAGGGCACGGACGATTGCATTTTTCAGTTTGGTGTAGCTGCCCTTCGAGAAGAGGGACAGCCGTGCCTCCTGCGTTTCGCAGCCGGGAGCATTATCGGCGTGAAGCTCGAAGCTGTCCGACAGCGGCGTGATCACCAGATAGGTGTCCGGGGCTTTGCCGGAGAACACACCCGTTTCCACTGGAGCACCGCAATGCTCGGCGATGGTTTGTAAATCGGATAGCAGGCTCACAGCTTTTCCACCTCCTCATCCAGTGCCTTGGTCATGGCATCGATACATTCCTGCCGGGACGCTGTTTTCGCGGGTTTCAGAAACGGCTTTGCGGGCTGCCCGTGCTTGCCGTATTCGAGAATGTTGGCAAGTTTGGCATTGCTGCCGCCGTCCGAGCGAGGCTCAGCGAAACCGACCTTGATGTCGTGGTTTCCGTCCCGGTTCAGCTTGGAGGGAGAAAGGCCGAGTGCGCCTTCCAGTTCGCCCGTGGTGCGGGATTTGAACTTTGTCCCTCTGCCGATGACGGAGGAAAGATTGCTCTTGACCTTCTTCAGCACCACCTCGCCACCGGCCTGCAGGACGGTATCCGCCACGCTGTCAAAGTTGCTGCCGAGCCTGGATATCTTTAGAAGGAAATCCTCCGGCATTTTCATGTCGCACTTAGCCAACGGTCGGCACCTCCTTCTTTGCCAGCAACTCAATGTACATCCCACGCCCCTTTACATCCTCCACGGACACAATGTCGTAGCGACAGTCATCGCAGATGAGAAACTGGTCGGTAGTGACCGTCAGCCCAGGAATACATCGAAAGCGGAACAGGTCGGTCGCTTCACTGAATGCAGCGAGGTTTGCCCACCGCTGACTGCCGTGCCGACCTTCCCGGTATACACGGACGGAAGCGAGGACTTCATTCTCGGAATGGATGAAGCCCTCGCTGTCCTTGACCTGCCTGGTTTTCACAATGTCGGCAAAGCCGTTCATTTTTCCAAAACTCATACCTGCCACCGCCTATCCAAGCGGAGCAGCAGATTGACGGTGTTCCACACCTGCTGCGCCGCTCCGGTGTTATCCGCAAAGAAGCCGCCCGTGCTGCCGTCCCGGCTTTCGTAGAAGTGGGATGACAGCATGATAACGGCTTGCTCTGTGGTGGCTGGCATGGGATTCTCCTTATAGAACCCCTCCGGGATGTGCTGGTAGCTTTCGGCGTAAGAAACAGCGGCGGTGATGTAGCCTTTCAGCAGCTCATCATCCGCCGTATGTTCCAGGATAAGGTTGGCTTTTACTTTGGAAAGAAGCTCGTCTATCACCGCCGCCTCCTTCCTTAATCGGTTTTCAGCTTGAGGATCTGAACGGCTTCGGGGAGAATAAGTTTGCCGTCCACACGCTCTTTAGCCACGAAACCGATCATACCGTTGCCCGCGAACAGCTCGTTGAGCTGCTTGAAGGAACGGGTGCCGCGGTCGCCGATGTTGTAGTAGCTGTAATCGCCGAAAGCGATAGCATTCTCCGGAGCATACGCAGAGGTATGAACCGTGTAGCCGAGAATGCGGTCCGGTTCGCCTGCCTGATAGGAAGGCTGCCAGATATACGCACCGTTGTTGTCCTTCAGCTTGCGGATCTGCGCGATAGTCTTGTCGTTCATGATGAAAGAGGCAGACTTGCGGTAGGGACGCTTCAGCGCATGGATGAGGGTGATGAGGTCATCGCTCTTGAGTGCGGCAGTAAGCGTTTCTGCCACATGACCACCGCCGGTTTCCGCAAACAGGCCAAGCGGCTGACCGACACCGGTGCCGTTGAGGAATGCGTCCTCCTCGGCATTGGCGAGTGCCTTGCCAAACTCGGTGAGAATGTAATCCTCCAGCTTGAACGCATTGTCGTAGAGCAGTTCCTCGGTCACCTTGATAGCGACATGGAGCTTGTGCGCGTCCAGAAGGATCTGTGCAAAGGTTGCGTCACCGAAAGAGAGTGCGCCGCCTTCCTCAATCCACGCAGCGGCAGGCGCAGTCGCTGCAATGTTGATTTTATGCTCACCGGATGTGGTGATGGTGTGACCGAGCTTTCGCATGATGTTTTCCTCGGAAAGCGTCTGAATAAGGCGGGAATCATACTCCTCGGGTACGAGGTAGCCGCCGTCAGCGTCAACACCCTCTCGAAGGACATCGCTCACCTGGTGGAAGTTGCTGCGAAGGGCGGTAAGCATTCCGGTGCGGTAGGCGTCGGAAGCACGACCGGTCTTGGGCTTCTCGTTAGCGGTGGACTTGCCGTTCATGGGCTTCTCGGTGATGGGAGAGGAAGTGGGCCTGTTCAGCTGCGCTTCCATTGCGGACATGGCTTCCATGCGCTCAATCTCGGCACCGTAGTCCTGCACCTTCTTTTCCATCTGAGCATAGGTCTTGGCATCCTCTTCGGAAAGAAGGCCGTCCTTGTCGCGCTTGGTCTCCACAAATGCCTTTGCAGCGTTCCAAGCCTGGTTGCGCTTTTCACGCAGTTCGTTGATAGTCATATTGAATTACCTCCAGTTTTTAATGAGATTGAGCCGATCCATAAGGTCATCGGCTTTTTGTGTACGGTTGGATTTCGGGGTGATGGCGCACTTTGCGGCGATCTTCTCCATGAGAGAGTTCACCACATTCGCCTTGGAATACAGCATGGAAACGGCAGGCGTGGGTACCTCTTCGGATTCCGAGTTTCTCTGCATGATTTCGTCCGCAAAGCCGAGTTCCACAGCCTTGTTTGCGTCCATCCAAGTTTCGGCATCCATGAGGTGAGAGAGCTTGGCACGGGAAAGCCCCGTCTTGATCTCATAGGCGTTGATAATGGAATCCTTCACACTGCCGAGCATCTCAATAGCTCTCTGCATCTCATCCGAATTACCAAATGCCGCCGTCATGGGATTGTGGATCATGAGCATGGACACCGGGGACACCAGTACCTTCGTACCTGCCATAGCAATGACGGACGCAGCGGATGCGGCAATGCCGTCGATTTTCACAGTCACATTGCCCTTGTAATCCATCAGCATATTGTAGATTTGGGCTGCCGCCACGCAGTCACCGCCGGGGCTGTTGATCCAGACAGTGATGTCGCCGGAGCCCGCCATCAATTCGTCCTTGAAAAGCTGCGGCGTGACGTCATCGTCAAACCAACTTTCCTCGGCGATGGTCCCGTTCAGAAACAGCGTCCTCTCCTGAACCTGCTCCTGTGTCTCCTGATTGGTCACCGTTCGGGTCTTCCAATTCCAGAATTTCTTCATCGGATTTTTCCTCCTTTCCGTCATCGGTAGGTGTATTTGCAAAAGCCCCGGCATTTTTCAGCGGGAGCATATTGCCGTTAATGAGGTACAAATCGCCGCCATCCTCTGCCGGGATACGGTCGAGGTTTTCCAACTCTCGGATGTCGTTGGCGGACATCCAGCCGTTCTGCCGCCCGATGGCGTACCCGTTCATGCGGCTCTGATAGTCGCCGCGAAGCAGACCTTCCACATTGAATTTTGCAAAGTACTTCTTCTTTTCCTCGGAGTTCAGCAGGGAGCGTTGAATGGACTGCTCCCAGCGGATGACCCAGGGGTCAAGGGTGTATTTCACGAACTCCAGGGACTGCTGCTCAATATTAGAAAAGCTCGACTTTTCCAGGTCGCCCACCATGTGGGGCGGGACTCGGAAAATTCGAGCGATCTCATTGATTTGAAATTTTCGTGTTTCGAGGAACTGCGCCTGCTCCGGCGAGATACCGATGGGCGTGTATTTCATGCCTTCCTCCAGCACAGCGATTTTGTTCGCATTGCCGCTGCCGCCGAAGGTAGACTGCCAGCTCTCCCGCACACGCTGCGGGTCTTTGATGGTGCCGGGGTGTTCCAGCACACCACCCGGTGCGGCACCGTTGGCGAAGAATTTCGCGCCATACTCCTCACAGGCAATCGCCATACCGATAGCATTCTTCGCCATTGCAATGGGACTATAGCCCACCAGACCGTCAAAACCGAGTCCCGGAATGTGAAGCACATCCGAGGGATGAAGCATTACGGCGAACTCCTTGTTCTTGATGGCTTCGTCATTGCCACGATAATAGGTGTAGTACAGTTGTCCGTTCTCATCTCTGTCCACCGACATCTTGTTCGGCATCAAAGGGTACAGGGCAACGATCTCGTTCTTTCCGTTTCGGATGATCTGCGCATAGGCATTACCCCAGAGGAGCAGATGTGTCATGAGTGTTTCCCGGAACACGAAAGAACTCATCTCCGGGTTCGGCTCATCGTGGAGCAAGCGGTAGAGCGGATGGTCGAGCGCCATTGCCTTGCCGCCGCTGTCCGTGTATTTGTATAGGTGCAGCGGCAGCCCCGCCACAGCCTCCGACAGGATGCGGACACAGGAATACACGGCAGTCATCTGCATGGCAGACCGTTCTGTCACTGTTTTACCGGAGGTCGTGCCGCCCATGAAAAAGGCGTAGTTGCTGCCCGATGTGCGGTTTTGAGGCTTGTCCCTGGATTTGAACAGCCCTGAAAATACTGACATAAGTCCTCCTTCTGTCCAGCTTATTGGACACCATTTTTGCTATAATTAAACCATAAAGAAAGGGGCGATAATTAATGATGAATATGAAAGAGTACATGAAAAAAGTTGGCGTGACGAAAGCTAAATATGTGGAACAATGGATAGAGCGTGATTTGATACCTGGCATCATTAGAGGCGAATCACTATCTGACACAGTGTTCCCCGATTCAGCACGACGTCCATATTGTGAAGGGTCTTTGAAACCTGAACTCTCGGCGGACAAAATTCGTGCTCACATCGTCAAAGCGTGTATTCAACGAAGGCATATCACCAAAGATACGTGTTACGCCAGTCAGGGTGAATTTGATGGTTACATTTGTGACCTTGAACAAGCTGGTCTGATTACCAAACGGCTGGAGGACGGTATCATGTACTATGATTCAACATTAAAAAGTGATACATATACCGGCAAAAGCCTGCAGGTAATTCGCCAGTTTGTATGCGATGCAATTGAAGCTGCAACTAAAGGTGCAACATCGGCAATGCTCGAAGCAAGCTAAATAAATAGCAGCCCTCGACTGTCATAAACAGACTCGGTCTTGTCGTTTCCGCAGCGGATAGCACGGTCAAGTGCCATGATCGTTGCCACGGCACCATCGATTTTCTCTGTGGATTTCTCTTTATCCGGCTTGATGTTTCCGGCAGGGTCGGTGCGGATGAAGATGTTGTCCATCATCCAGCGGAGGACGGGGTGTCCACCGTGGGCAATTTTCTGCTCCAGCACCAGTTTCATCAGTTCCTTTGTGGGCGGGGACATATCCTTGAAGCCCTGTCCGAAAGGAACGACCGTGAAGCCCATGCCCTCAAGATTCTGCACCATCTGCACAGCGCCCCAACGGTCGAAGGCAATTTCTCGAATATTAAAACGCTCACCCAGGCTTTCGATGAACTTTTCGATGTAGCCATAGTGAACGACATTGCCTTCCGTGGTCTGTAAAAAGCCCTGCCGCTCCCACACATCGTATGGCACATGGTCACGCCGGACTCGGAGGTCGAGGTTGTCCTCCGGTATCCAGAAGTACGGCAGGATGATGTATTTGTCGTTCTCATCTTCCGGCGGAAACACCAGAACGAATGCTGTAATATCCGTTGTGGAGGACAAGTCCAGACCGCCGTAGCAGACGCGACCTTCCAGATCATCCTCGCAGACAGCGAATTCGCATTTGTCCCACTTGTCCATCGGCATCCAGCGTACCGCCTGTTTGACCCATTGGTTGAGTCTCAGCTGTCGGAAGGAGTTCTCCTCGCCGGGGTTCTGCTTGGCAGATTCGCAGGCATCCTTCACCTTGTCGATGCCCACCGTGATGCCGAGGGACGGATTGGCTTTTTTCCAGACCTTCGGGTCCGTCCAATCGTCCGATTCCTCCGCGCCGTAGATAACAGGATAGAAGGTGTGGTCGATCTTACGTCCCTCAATGATGTCCTTGGCCTTCTGGTGGATCTCATAACAGATGGACTTCGTATCATTGCCGGCCGTGGTGATGAGGAAATACAGCGGCTGCATCCGAGCATCGCCGGAGCCTTTGGTCATGACATCAAAGAGCTTGCGGTTCGGCTGCGTGTGCAGTTCATCGAATACCACACCGTGAGTGTTGAAGCCGTGCTTGTTGCCGACATCGGCAGAGAGCACCTGGTAGATACTGCCCGTTGGCTGATAAATGAGCCGTTTCTGGGAATCCAGTATCTTGACCCTCTTGGAAAGAGCCGGACACATCCGCACCATATCCGCCGCCACATTGAAAACGATGGACGCCTGCTGACGGTCGGCGGCGCAACCGTATACCTCGGCGCGTTCCTCTCCGTCACCGCAGGTGAGCAGAAGCGCCACCGCAGCGGCAAGCTCCGACTTGCCCTGTTTCTTGGGAATCTCGATGTATGCCGTATTGAACTGTCGGTATCCGTTGGGCTTGAGGACACCGAAAATGTCTCGAATGATTTGCTCCTGCCAGTCAATAAGCTCGAAGGGCTTTCTTGCCCAGGTGCCTTTGGTGTGGCAGAGACTTTCGATGAACATGACGGCATAATCCGCAGCGTCCGTATCATAGTGGGAAGTTTTCTCCATGAACCTTGTCGGCTTGTAGTTCTTCAGTTTTCTCGTAATGCTCACCTCCAAGGCGCACAATTTCTTGTAATCTGTTGCTTTTAAGAATATTTTCGCATATAATATATGCAGTGATTTTTCTCGAAAAAATCATTCTCCACCCTTGAGACTCGATTAAATGCAGGAATAATCCGGCAAGGATCTGCCGGGTTCAGCTTAGAAGGTGACATATTGTCCGCTATTCCGTGCGTAGCCGAGGAGCAGTTGTCAAGGAGAAAGGAGAAACGGCCATGGCTATCAAAAAAGGCGTGTCCGCTAAGACACACACTCAAAAGCAGCTCGATGATTATGCCAATCAGCACAATCCGAACAACAAAGCCTACCAAGCCAGAATTGCAAACGAGAAAAAGGCCAAAAAGTCAACTCGTAAGCAGGAAGCAAAGCGGCAGGCAGCGTTGTTCGACGAACTTGGGTTGAACGCAGATCTTGACTGGATGTGCTACAGCAACCCCTATGATTTCGACTGATCTGCGCTTTTGAGCAGGAAAAGCATCTATCAGAAATGGTAGGTGCTTTTCATTTTTCCCAAAGGGTATAAAAAATAGCCGCCACCGAAATCGGTGCGACCTTCCGTACAACGAGCAGCAGCCCCTTTCGGAGCCGTTGCTTTGAAATTTTGGTTTTTTACCAGTTCTCGCTGTGGAGCAGAAGCTCCAGCGCAAGCTGCGTGTTCTCATCGGCGGGCTCAATGTCCCAACCCCTGTCGTAATTGCAGACGATGTATCCGTTGCGCTTGAACATCAGCTTAGAAATGCGTCCGCCCTCGATACCCCACTCGGAGCCTTCCTCATACTGCTTTATCCAGTAGTGAAAAATGTCTCCGTTTACTTTGATGCTTCCTTCTTTCCACATAACCGTGTACCTCCGTTTGATTTGTTGTGAGTGTATATTACCGTCATGCCCGAGATATATCCAGTCATTTCGGAGAATATACTACACAATCATTTGGGGTAAAAACTGTGTATATTACAGCGGATTGCATTCGCCTGTGAGGATGAAATGTACATACTCTTTGCGGTGTTCTTCGAGAAAGATCACCAGTTCGTATAATCGCATCTCATTGGCAATGTACTGTACCGTCGGCACATCAAACATATTCGTGCGCCCGGTTGCTCGAACGGCGAGAATCTGCTCTCGGATTTTCTCAGTCATGGTCGCACCTCCGGCAGATGTCTTCGCCGTAAGCCACGCTTAAGCCGCAGCCGTTATCCCAGGCAACCATGATGCTGCCGATATCATCCACACCTCGCACGGTGCCTTTCGTGCCGACAGGCGGTGCCTGGGGATCCTCCATCCGAACAAGCTCCACACGAGTGCCGACCGGGTATTCCTTGCGGATACGCTCGACAGTCTCTTTACTCGGAAATCTCATGCTGCGCACCTCCGTTTCTGAAAGCCGAAGAGCCGGAGAGGTTCTTTAGCAGTATTTTTCGAGCAGCTTTGTATTCATCACCGATGAAACCCAGCCGAAGCAGGAAACAGCGGAATGCGTACTTCTCGTTTTCAATCGGTTTCTCGGATGAATTGACACGGCTTTGATTTCGTGCCATTTCGCACAGCTTACAGATAAAGGTGTCATAGGCGTTCATCTCATCTGTGGTGGGAGTTGCCGGGAACCATGGGAAGGAAATCTTCGTGTCCGTGATTTCCAGTGGCAGGTCAGCGACTCCGAGGGCTTTCTTGATAAGACCACCCTTGGCGGCAATGAGTGCCTTGAGGTTTTCCAGATTGCTGTCGGTGAACAGGCTCTTCGGCATGGAAATGCAGACGGCGCAGGGCTCATCCTCATCCTCAGTGTGGCTCTGGTCGATGTCAAATCCCTCATCGTAGATGTGCTGCAGCAGGCGCTCAATGACCTCACTGTCGGCACGGTCATCAAAGGAAAGGCTGCCGTTTCGGTCGATGGTGAAGTAATCCACCTCATAGTTGAATGTGGGTGCGCCACAGTACTTTGCGAGGACACCGAGCCAGTCGGAGATGGTCTGCACCAGCCGCTTGCGCTCTGCGCCCTGTGCATGGATTGTAATCGTCATGTTCGTGACCTCCTTGTTTTATGGTAGTCACATATTACCGTCAGGTTGTGCACTTATCCAGCTATATCTGCACATTTCCGGTGTAGATTATATCGGCGCATTATCGCCGACGGACTGTGCATACCACACAATTCCGCAGAGCACAAACCATACGCACGGCAGTGCCACACCGTTGCCCCACATCTTATATTCCGCACTGTCGGAATACGGATCTTTCAGCCACTTGGCGATCTGCTTGTCGGATTTCATTTTGCAGCCGGTCACTTCGGAATAGGTCTTGAACACCTTGTGCCAGAAGTACATCTCTTCATCGGACGGTTTTTCCGTGCCGAGGTCAGCACACCAGTTGTCCGGGAAGCCTTGAAGTCTGGCGCACTCAGTGGGCGTCAGCCGTCTGACGGTGTATCCGCTTTGGATAGCGCCCGGCCCTTTTGCCACCAGTGTCGGCTGAAGCTCCTTTTCAAAGGTCGGAGCGAACTTGGCGTTCTGCCCTTGGTTGAAGGTATCTCTGCCTATGCCGTAGCAGACAGCGGTGGGGTCTTTGTAGTCCCGCGCGAGGACGGTCGGCGCTTTTTCCTTGGAAACCTGGGTGAAGCTGCCCGTTGTCATGGTATAGACAGCGTGGCGGTCGATCGTATTTAGGGTGAAGCTGACATCTTCGTTGATGCCGTCACCCTGGGGACCGTTTTTGTCCTCACGGCCGATCATGGAGCCTTGCAGTACAAAGGTCTGCTGCTTTGTTCCGGCATTGGCGCACACCACAGCGGAGCGGTCACCGAGGTCACGAACTTCATCACGCTGATTTTGCGTGAAAGCTACCACGGCGATGCCGCCTTGGTTGCAGGAGGGATTGCCGCCGTTGCCGTCAAGCGTCCGTGCGGTTTCCGCTTCGTAAATCCCGCTGTGGGGATTATCCGACTTCATGGCATTGGAATCCTTGGAGCAGATGCCGAAGGGCTGAAGGACGCAAGTGAAATTGTCCTTGTCCGGCATCCGCTGATTTCCACCTGCGTTCTGTTTGGTGAGAGTCGGAGAAACTTGCCCGCCGTCCCAACCGCAAGGCTCAAACAGCGTCTGGTCGTTGTTGCAGGACAAGGTGGCGGATTTGTTCTCTTGGATGAGAGGTCCCTTGCCGCCGCCTTCACAGCCGGAGCGGATCTTCATCACAAGCGGTACATTATTGCCGCCGGTACCCATGCGCGAGGTCAGTGTCTGCACATTCCCGTCCTCGGAAAGTTTGACTCTGCTGTCGGTCGGATGGTTTTCCAGTGCGACCGCCGCAGGAATGACCCCAGCACGGAGCGTGGGAGAGCATTCCTCCTCATAGCCGATGGTGCGGCTCTTTGCGGAATGCTCGGTGCAAAATCCTGCCGACTCCATGACGCAGGGCGGATGATGCGCTTCTGCTCGGAGCGTGGAGGTGACTTCCTCTGTGATGTCCATGCGGTCACCGCCCTGGTCGTTCAGCACGATGCCATTGCGGCCTGTACTCATTCCACAGTTCACGCCGAGGGTGGCGGAGGTGTTGTCCGTCAGACTGCCGTTGTACCCGTCGAAGCCTGTCGCTCCAGTGCAAGGCGTAAAACTTCCGGCAGCTCTTTGCCACGAGCGGAAGCCCTCCGCAGAATACCCAGACAAGCCTTCTGACTCAAATAGTATTTTTCCGGCACCTCTGCCTGCAAAATCTGCGACAAGGTAGATGCGGCGTCTTCGTTGGGGAACTCCCCAGTATTGTGCCTCAAGAGTTCTGTACGCAACGCTCCATCCGTCTCCCATGTAAAGGTCGGCGTAGGGCCATCGTGCCTTTTCAGGCATAGGCACCTGGGCATTCGGCTCGACGATGCCGATAACCGCTTCGAGGACGGCTTTGAAGTCCTCGCCCTTGTTCGAGGAGAAGGCGCCGGGAACATTCTCCCAACAGATCCATCTTGGATATTTGCCATCGGTGGCACACCTCATTTCTTTGATAATTCGGACGGCTTCATAGAAAAGGCTGGAACGGGAACCGTCCAGACCGTCCCTTCGACCTGCCACGCTCATGTCCTGGCACGGGCTGCCGAAGGTGATAATATCCACAGGCTCGATCCTGCCGCCGTCCATAGCAGAGATATTCCCGTAGTGCTTCATAAAAGGCAGACGCTTGGTGGTCACTCGTATGGGAAACGGCTCAATTTCCGAAGCCCACACGGGAGTGATACCGGCAAGTAGCCCGCCCAAAGGAAAGCCCCCGGAGCCGTCAAACAGGCTTCCGAGGGTTAAAGTCTTATTCGTCATGGGGTGCTACCTCACTGTACTTGTATTCCTTGCCGTCCCGCAGCACGCTGACCTTTTCATCCGTGCCGACCTGTTCGATGTATCTGCGGACAATGACATCGCAAAATTTCTCGTCCAGTTCGATGGTATAGCAGATGCGGTCGGTTTGCTCACAGGCAATGAGCGTAGAACCAGAGCCGCCGAATGGGTCGAGCACCACGGAGTTTGCCATAGAGCTGTTCTGAATGGGATAGGCAAGCAGCGGAATCGGCTTCATGGTAGGATGGTCGCCGTTTTTCTTGGGCTTGTCGAACTCCCAGATGGTAGACTCCTTCCGTCCGTTGTACCACTGGTGCTTGCCTTTCTTCTTCCAACCGTACAGGCACGGCTCATGCTGCCACTGGTACGGAGATCGTCCCAGCACCAGCGACTGCTTCTTCCAGATACAGCAGCCGGAGAGGTAGAACCCGGCGGCATCAAATGCCTTTCGGAAATTCAGCCCCTCGGTGTCGGCGTGGAACACATAGATGGAGGCATCATCCGCCATGACCTTTTCCATATTGGAAAAGGCATCGAAGAGGAAGTCGAAAAACTTCTCCGATGCCATGTTGTCGTTTTTGATTTTTCCTGCGCTGCCCTCGTAGTTCACATTGTAGGGCGGGTCGGTTATAACGAGGTTTGCCTTGTGGCCGTCCATAAGGGCGGTGTAGGTTTCCTCTTTTGTACTGTCGCCGCAGATGAGTCTGTGTCTGCCAAGTGTCCATACATCGCCCGGTTTTGAAAAGGTCGGTTTTTGCAGTTCGGCATCCACATCAAAGTCATCCTCTTCGGCTTCGATGCCGTCATCAAAAAGTTTTGATAATTCTTTTTCGTCAAAGCCGGTGAGGAGCGGGTCAAAGTCCGCCGCCTGCAATGCCTCGATCTCCACACGCAAAAGATCTTCATCCCATCCCGCATCCATCGCCATGCGGTTGTCGGCAATGATGTAGGCTTTCTTCTGGGCTTCGGTGAGGTGGTCGGCAAAGACACACGGCACCTCAGAGATGCCTTCTTCCTTGGCGGCAAGAATACGACCGTGACCGGCAATAACGCCATAGTCACGGTCGATGATGACAGGATTGATAAAACCGAACTCACGGAGCGAAGAGCGAAGCTTATTGATCTGCTCTGGCGAGTGGGTTCGGGCGTTGTTGACATACGGCACCAGCTTTGTAATGGGAACGAGCTGCATTTCGGTCGTTGTTTTCATCAAACCAGCCCCCATTCCGCAAACTTCTCAAAGCCGCCGACCGAGCGGATATAGTTTCGAGCAATCTCCACGATTTTCTCATACGGCCTGCCGTCTACGGTGTCATCACCAATGGCACAGCAGAGCGTTACGGGCTTGCCGGTTTCCTGGGCTTTGAGAAAAGCATAGATGTTGACAGACACATCTGCCTTGGATAGATCCTTACCGTGCAGACCGCCGCCGGTCACTGAGTCAGCCATATCCGAACCGAGCTTGCGGTTGGCAACGCCGGTGTCCACATCGGTTCCACCGGTCCAATCGCCGAGCGGGTTGATCTCCGCATCGGGATACAGCTTTCGGAGTGCATCCGAAGGCGCATTGCTCTGACAGAGGATGAGCCGGTCGCCGTCCAGGATGTACTTGCCGTCAAAGGGATACACGGAGAAAATATTCCGTGCAATCTGCGACAGCATTTTCTGCTCCTCGGTTACGGGCATTCCTTTGAAGATGCCGTTGTCACCGCAGCGGACGCCGTCTGCCTGGTTGTCGGCAAGGTGACCGTCCTGCGGTACTTCCGCATAGTCCACGGCGAGCTTTCCGGCAATGCGGTGGACGGCGGCGGTGACATCTGCCTTGTCCAGCATGACGGAAGTTTCCGCAATGATGTGGCAAACGCCATGGCCGATGAGGACTTCCACGGCGATGCGGGGATTTTCTGCTTTCTTGTATGCCAGGTCGACAAGCGCACCGGCGATTCTGTCTGCCACCTTATCCGGGTGGCACGGATTTACTTTTTCAAACATGGTGTTACCCCTTTCTCGCACGGAGCAGGCGCTCCATAAGGTCGTCCTGTGGCGTTGACTCGCCGTATTCCGTGCTGCAGTTTTCTTTCACGATCTGGAAAATCTCATTCCAGAGCCGAACCGCCTGGTTCATGTAGTTGATGCCGATGTTGATAAACGGAGACGGGATCGGCTTTCCCGTGGTGGGGTGCTTGGAGAGGAAACCCATGCGGTTGGTCATTTCCTCGCACTGCACCCAACGGGCGGAACACATGGCGTAGCGCTCCAAGAGCTGCGGCGACACCTTTGCGGCGCAGCCGATGCCTTTGAGCCATTGCCAGGTTTCCGTGTAGATCTCCTGTGCCTGCAGGACGCTGCCGTCGCGCTGCTCGGCGGAAAGAAAATCATGGGGCTTCGGCATAGCAACACCCTCGACTTCGGGAATATCCAGCACTTCAAGTTTTCTGCCGCCGGGATTCCCGTTTTCGGCTTTCTCCTTGACTGCGGTTTTTTTCCTTCCCGCACCGGGTCTTGCACCACCGCGCCCGCCTGTGTTATTCGATTTTGTGGGCATCCGAGTTCACCTCCCTTAATTACCCTTTTGATTTTGCCTTTTTCGCACACGTGCCCCCGGGCCGTTGCCCGACCGAAAAGGTCCCGGAGATTTTCATCCCCCCTACCGGTCGCCGAGGTCGTGGTGGATCTTGGTGTGGCAGGACTGACAAAGGCTCATGAGGTTGTCCCTTGCGTGAGTACCGCCTTTGGAAACGGGCAGAATGTGGTGAACTTCCTGTACCGGAGTCAGCCGACCTTCTTTGAGGCACATCTCACAGAGGGGATGCTCCGCCGCATAGCGGTCACGGATGCGTTTCCATGCTCTGCCGTACTTGCGGTTAACATCGGAGCTGCGCTCGTATTTGTCGTACTTGCGGCGTTCCTCCACACGGTGCTGTTCACAAAACTGTCCTTCACAGAGGTTGGGGCAGCCGGGATGAGAGCAGGGTCGCAACGGTTTCTTCGGCATCGTTTCACCTCCTTGGGCATAAGAAAAGCCCCACGGGATTGCTCCCATGAGGCTGTCCTCGATTCTTTTTCGCTGATTATATCATATCATAATGTCGAGGTGGGCATCTACCGACAAAGGCGGGTATTTCCGGCGTCTTTCAGATCCGAATCGGGTCGGTGGGTACAACCACCGCCGAAAGCGCTGCCTTGTGCCATCTGCGAATGGTGCTTTCGTCTGCGTTCAACTCTCCGCCGATCTGCTCCCAGGTCATGTTGTGGATGTAGCGGTAGCGGAGAACCATGCGCTCGTTGACATTGGCAACGGTGTCCACAGTCGTGCGGATCTGCCGTTTCAAGTCAACGAGGGTGTCAATCTCACTGTTGACCACTTTTTCAAGGTCCATGATCTTTTCCAGGCACCGCACGAAGGGCGCATCCGTGTTGCGAGAGGTCTGCACTTTTTCCTCCCAGGACGGCGAGGAGATACCGCAGGCCATTTCCCGCAGGCGGGTGATTTCCGCAATGTTGGAATCGATACGCTGGTCGAGGCGGTATGCCTGACTGAGATATTCCTTTGCCGTCATACGCCGTACACCTCCCGGTGGAGTTTTTCGATCAGCACCTCACCGTCCAGAGAAGTAAGCGTCTGAAACCAGCCGGAGCGAAAAAAACGCTCACAATCCTTTTTGACGGATTCGGCATCCTTGTCCCAGGGGTATTTCTTCAAACGACGCAGCGCACGGCGATGGTCTTTCGCTGCCGCCAGAATAATAGCGTTTGCGAGGTTCATATAACAGGTTTCCATTCTCATCCCTCCAAGTTGGCCTTGACCGCATCGATGAGTGCGGTCTGGGTCTTTTCTTTTTTACGGAGCGCAGTCATGATGCGCTCGTCGATGGTGTCCTTTGCAATGATGTGGTGAATGACCACGGTATCGGCGGTCTGTCCTTGCCGCCACAGTCGGGCGTTGGTCTGCTGGTAAAGTTCCAACGACCAGGTCAGCCCGAACCAGATGAGAGTCGAGCCGCCCGCCTGCAGGTTCAGTCCATGACCGGCTGACGCCGGATGGATGAGTGCTACAGGAAGCTCACCGCTGTTCCATCTGCGGATGCTGTCGGAATCGTTCAGCAGACTGAACGGGATGTGTCGTTTGTGGAGCCGCTCGGAGATGCGCTCCAGGTCGTGCTTGAACCAGTACGCCACAAGGACGGGTTTCCCATTTGCGGCTTCGATGAGATCCTCCAGCATATCCAGCTTGCGGTCGTGTATCTGAAACACACGCTTGTCCTCTCCGTAGACTGCTCCGTTTGCCATCTGAGAGAGCTTGTTTGCCAGTGCTGCCGCATTTCCGGCATCGATTTCTTCGCCTTTCAGCGAGATAACCAGGTCTTGTTTCATGGCAACGTAGGCTTTGCGCTCTGTTTCGGATAGCGTCACAATGGCGTCATTATGAACGCACTCCGGCATATCCAAATGGTCGACGGCTTTCATGGAGATGGTGATGTCGGAGATGGCATCGTAGATCTGTTCCTCCGCACCGGGCAGCGGCTTGTAGCTGAACACCACCTGTCCGTTGCGCTTGTCCGGGCGGAAGAAGGTGTTGCGGTAATGGGTGATGAACCGACCGAGCCTCTTGCCCATATCGAGGATGCGGAACTCTGCCCAGAGATCCATAAGACCGTTGCTGCTTGGCGTGCCGGTCAGGCCCACGATGCGCTTGATGCCGGGACGGACTTTCAGAAGAGTTCTGAACCGCTTTGCCTGATAGCTCTTGAAGGAGGACAGCTCATCGATGACCACCATGTCGTAGTCGAAAGGGATGCCGCTCTCCTCAATGAGCCACTGGACATTCTCCCGGTTGATGATGTACACGCTGACCCGCTGCCGGAGTGCCGCCTTGCGCTCTGCTTCTGTACCGACAGCCACCGAGTAGGTCAGCCCATGCAGATGATCCCACTTGTGGATTTCCGCAGGCCATGTATCTCTGGCGACACGCAGCGGAGCGATGACCAGCACCTTGCGAACCAGAAAACTGTCGAGACAAAGGTCGAAGATGGCGGAAAGCGTGATGATGCTCTTACCAAGACCCATGTCGAGGAATACAGCGGAGATTGGATGCTCCAGGATGAAGTTCGTGGCATACGCCTGGTAGTCATGCGCCTTGTATTTCACTGAGTATCCCTCCAATCTGTTCGGGGCTATCGATGCAGTACACCGAAAAGCCAAGTGCTTCTAACTGTCTTTTTCGCCTTACTTGCAGAGGGCGGAGTGTTTTGCCCGGTGCTTTCAACTCAATGAAGGCGATTCTGCCGCCGGGCAGGAGTACCAGACGGTCCGGTACTCCATCAAGGCCGGGGCTTGTAAACTTCGGTGCAAGACCGCCTTTTGTGCGTACAGCCTGCACCAGCTTTGCTTCTATCGTTTTCTCACGCATAATGACCTCCTGTGTTCTCAAAACTCAAAAAGTCCTTTACGTGCGCAAATGCGGGTATTGCGTGCTTGTTGCTCTTTATTCCTTCTTCTTTCGATATATAAGAAAGGTTAGGAACACAGGAACAAGACCGCCTGTTTTCTTTGGTACTTATAGGGCCGCCGCCGTTCCCATGGGGTGTTCCCATAAATGTGCCGAGCGGATATGCTTCTCCCCGGAACCTGTTCCGAAGGATGTCGGGTACAGTCATTTTCATTAGGAACACTCCTTGGGAACAAAGACATACTGCGGACCGTAAAGCGGGATACGCACCTTGCTGTCCAGCCGCTTCCAGCCAAGACGGGCAAGGATGGCGGTCAGCTCGTTGCTGTCCGTTCTGCGGATATTGGCACGTTCCTTGCCGAAGCACTCGCACCAAATCTCCATGTTGGACACCTGGGTGCGCTTGACTGTACCGTGCTTTTGGGTATCGCCGAAGTCGCTGCCTGTGAGGAAGTTGCGGCGCTCGAAGATGTCCATGCCGTCCCAATCCTCCGGGAGCAGCGTGTCGAGATACAGCCGGACAAGCCCTTCACGCTCGTCGGACTCCATCGCCTCCCGCTGTTCAGCCTTGGACAGTGCTTCCAACTCGGCACTCAGATAGAGCTTCTCGCCCTGCTTCACATACACCAGCGTTTCCGCCCAGATCTGGCAGATCAGCTCCGGGGTCAGATCCCAGGAGTGCTTGATGCCCGTACCAGGCGTCTTGACCGGCCAGAAGCGGCGGTTTCCGGTGGTGTCCCGCAGATAGCCGGACTCGGCGTTGGTGGTGCCGAAGAACACGCACTGGCGCAGATGCGGCGTCGCCCGTTTGCCGAATGCCGCACGGTAAATGTCGTTCTGACGGGAGAGGAAGGAACGCAGCGTTTCCACCTCGGCCTTCTTCAGACCTGCCAGTTCGCCGATCTCCAAGATCCAGTACCCCTGCAGCTTCTCGGCAGCGGTCTTATCCTTGGTGTCGCCCAGGTTCAGACTGTCCGAAAACCACTCTCCGGCCAGCTTGGCAATAAGGGTACTTTTGCCCACACCCTGAGGACCGTTCAGCACCAGCATGGAGTCAAATTTGCAGCCGGGATACAGCACACGCTTGATGGCAGCGCAGAGGGTCTTCCGGGTGACAGCTCGGACATACTCGTTATCGTCTGCACCGAGGTAGTCGATGAGCAGCGTGTCCACACGGGGAACCTTGTCCCACTCCGGCAGATTTTCAATGAACTCCCGAATGGGATGGTAGGAGCGGTCGTCCGTGACCTTCGCCACGGCGATGTCATAGTTTCTTGCAGAAAAGGTGCCGTAGTGGGAATCCACATAGCTGATAAGCTGGGCATCATCCGCATCCCGCCAGAATTTCGAGGGGTGCCGCCAAGGCACATCGCCCTTGATCTCCATGCCGTCCAGAAGCTGATTGAACACCAGCGGTTTCAGAAGCGGGTCGTTCATGAGGATTACGGTGAGGTTCTGCAGCGTGTTTTTTACCTTGCCGGCCTTGTCCAGCTCCAAGGCTTTCTGCCAGTCCTCGTCGGAAAACTCCTCGTTTGCCTGGGCTTTGCGCTCCTCGGCAAACACCGCTTTGACTTTCTCGTCCTTGAGGGCAAAATCCGACATTGCTTGGAAGGACGGCAGTTTGCCGGGTGCGGTATCCGGGGCGCACTTATCGTCCAGGTCACGGAAGCGGTGCAGTCGCACCAGGTCAAAAGCATTCAGCAGCCGACCACAGACCGGGTCGGTGGCATGGTGGCTGTATGCGAACTTGCCGTCGTAGACGATGACACCGGCAGACGAATCGGCGGGGATATAGTCGTAACGGCCGTTCATCGCAGACGGCGCATACACTTCCGAGAGAAAGGCATCGATGGCTTCCTCCACGGTATAGGCTCGGCAGAAAGCACCCACCACACCCGGCTTTGTCAGCGGGTCGGCCTGCTGGGCGATACTGTGCTGCACCACCTCGGACTGGCGGCTGGAAACCGGCCAGGTGGAAGCGTCGTGCCAATCATCGTAGTGGGAAAGGTACTCATCTGGGTCAAGCTCTGCACCGTCCTGCACCTTGTAGAAAAACTCGCCGTTAGAGGAGGTGGAAGGCCAGTACATGAGCCGGGATGCCTCGTAAGTGGTATCGTCAAATAGGTCGATACCGATCTCCTTTGCCACCATGCGGGCGACTGCCGGATATTCCTCCTCACTGATTTCCCGCTTCAGCGGAATGAGCAAACGAAGGCGGGGATGCTCCGGCGTGTGTTTATGGGTGGAATAGACGCAGCACTTGAAATCGTGGAACAGCGTAATTTCATCCCAGATATCCGGGGTGCCGTAGTCCATATCCAGCGTGAGCAGAGAGCGGCACAGCACCATGCCGTTTTTGCGGCGACCTTCCCGGAGATGCCCTCCGACAAAACCGCCCACATCCTTGATGCCGTCCTGCTGACCCTTTTTCAGCTTGCGGTATTCTTCGACCGTTTCGGTGGTGCGGATGGTGCTGCCGCAGCGGGCGCAGAGATCCGCCCAGGAGATGTCCTGATTCTTCCACTTTTTATCCATGCGGCTATTGCCGACTGCGATCTTCATCTGTGTACCTCCTCACAGTTTTCGGTAAAGTAACGGATAAGCTGACCTTTTCGTTTTGCTTTCTCGATCTCGATGCTCATGCCGCTGGTGATTTTCTCTCCGAACACCCACAGCTCGGCGCATTTGGAGAGTAGGACGATGTCCATGAACAGTGCCAAGTCACGCTCCCTGCGGTCATTGTCATTCATGAATTGGGTGAAATAGATGTGCGGTGCGATGGGTACGCACCCGGTTTCTACGGCGAAGCGGCAGTAAGTACGGGCGTTCTCCTGGTTCTTCACCATATCCCCGGCCAGCGGAGAGCAGATATACACCACAGGACGGAAGGCTCGAAGTGCCTTGGCTTCCTGCTCGATCTTCGTCAGTGCCTCGTAGGCAGTGGGGTCGTAATACCCCTCGCAATTAAATTTATTGACTCCCATTTGGGTCACCTCAGTCTTTCTTATAAAAATCGCAGACATAGCCGTCTGCTCGGAGCAGCAGCCCCGATGCCCAAGTGGGCGTTTGCCCCATGACGGAGCAAATATTCTCCAAAGAAGTATCCGGCGGTGCTTCGATGACCGCTTCATCGTGGACGTGCATGACGATGCGGTACCCGGCAGCATTCAGCCGGAGCATAGCTTCCGCAAGAATGTCCCTTGCCGTTGCCTGAACGATGTTCTCCACGAACTTGGGTCCGTAGCTTTCCAACCGCAGCCACTTTTTCTGTTCGCCGACACCTTCATAGGTCACGGACTCATTGCCGAAGCGGTTCAGACCCATTTTCGGTTTTACATACACGAGCCGTCTGCCGGAGGGCAGCACCACGAACGTCATGCCGCTCTGATAATAGAAGCGAATGCCGTGTGTTTCTGTGGCAGTTCGCTCTCGGACGCAGGTGGAAGCTGCTTTGTCCACATCCCACCAGAACTTTGTAATATGGGGGTTGGACAGACGCCAGGCATCCACCAGCGGTTTCAGTTCTTCTTCCTGTAAGCCGTAGTTCAGTGCGCCCATTGCTTTCAGCGCACCCACGGAGCCACCGTAGCCAAGAGCCAGCTCGGCAATTTTGCCTTTCTGCCGCAGATGCCCGTTCACGCCGTGCTTTTCTACGGGGACATGGAACATCTGCGAAGCGGAAGCGCAGTAAATGTCGCCGCCCTTTGCAAAAACCTCCTGCCGCCAATGCTCCCCAGCGATCCATGCGATGACCCTCGCCTCGATGGCGGAGAAGTCTGCCACATAAAAGCGGCAGCCGGGTTTCGGCACAAAGGCGGTGCGGATAAGCTCGGACAGTACCAGCGGTACGGAGTCATAGAGCATTTCCACGGCGTCCGTATTGCCGCTGCGGACCAGCGCCCGTGCGGTGTCCAGATCCGGCAGATGGTTCTGCGGCAGGTTCTGCACCTGGATGAGCCGACCGGCATAGCGTCCGGTGCGATTGGCACCGTAAAACTGGATCAGCCCTCTGGCTCGATCATCCGAACCGACTACCGTCTGCATGGCGGTGTATTTCTTGACGCTGCTTTTGGCAAGCTCCTGCCGCAGGGAGAGGGCAAGTTCGATTGCTCCGTCCGCTTTTTCAAGCATTTCTGCCACGGCGGCCTTGGAGAGTGAATCCGCCTCCACGCCTTTCTCGGCAAGCCACGCCTTGAGCTGCACCGGACTGTTCGGATTATCCAAGCCGGTGACGGAGCGGGCCTGCTCCATGTGTGTCCGCTTGAAACGCTCATCGCAGCGGATCGCCTGGGCGACAAGAGTGCGGTCGAGCATGATACCCCGGTCGTTGATCTGCTGGTCAAGGGTGTAGTTGCGCCACTCGGATTCCGTGACTGGAAACTTGGAGAGCTTCTGCTGAATGGACATTTCCGTTTCCACATCTCGAAGGTTGTAGGCTTTGAACAGCGACCATTTCTCCGGAGAGTCTGTCGGATAATGCCGAATAAGCGAGCCGTCTCTTGCTTTTGCCGGGGTGCAGAAATACCGAATGAGGTCTTTGCCTTCTTTGAGTTTCTGCTTTTCGAGACCCAGCACGGCACCGACGCCTTCCAGTGAAAGCGGCAGTCCAAGGGTTGCCGCCCAGACCATCGTGCAGTGCCAGGAGGACGGGTCGAGATATTGTCCGGTTGGGTATCCAAGATAGCGGGACAGACACACACGCTCAAACTGTGCGTTGAACGCCCATTTGGTCACGGCAGGGTCGGTCAGCGCAGAGCGGACATCGGCAGGAAGTGTTTCTCCGGCAGTCAGATCCACGATCTTCACCGGAGCACCGTCCGCCGAATAGCCGAAAAGCAGCACCTCGAAGTCCGGGGCTTCGGCATAGCGGTACACGCCGCACTTGGTGAGATTCTCGGAGGAGAAGGTCTCAATATCGATACTTAAATTTTTCATGGTTCCTCCTGTTGCGGGGAAAGGGCGGCAAAGCTGTGAACTCTGCCGCCCACCCTTGCTTATTTGCTCTGCTGCTGGGCTTCTTTTGCTTCCTTACGCTTGCGGCGCTTATCCCGGATATGGAGCACAAGCTCCCGGACAAGAATGCCGATGTCTGCAAGGATGAGACCGACCATGCCGCCAAAGCAGACGGCGAGCATCATTCTCTGAATCTCTGTCATAGCTGGTCACCATTCCTTTCTCAGGACAGGAAATCGTCGTCCAGGTCGGTGGCGAAATCGTCAGCCGCAGAGGACTTGCCGCCGAGAGGCTCACCGTCACGAACCTTCTGGATGTTGCCAAGACCACAGGCGATGCCGCGGTTACCGTTGGAATTGAAGGCGTAGAAGTTAACGGACACTCTGGCGTAGCAGCCGGAATATACCTCAGAGCGGTCGAGGATCGGCTGGACGCTGCGGTCCACGATCTGAGGAGCGGTGGTGCTGTTGGCGTTTACGAAGAAGCTGTTCTTGTAGGCTTCATCGTCACGCTCGGTATCGCCGTCACGGAGCGGGAGCTTCAGAGCCGCCTTGTTGGGGATCTTCCCGCCGAACTTGGCGACGCCCTCCTTGATGGCAGCGTCCACGGCGGCGTTGATGGCGTCGAGGGTCTGCTTATCGGATTTCGGAATAATGAGGGACACGGAATACTTGGGGTTGCTGCCGTTGATGGAGGCAGGCTCCCACACGTTTGCGTAGGACAGGCGGACAACGCCGGTCACAACTTTGGTCGAATTCATCTTGTTAGCCATAATTACAGTTCTCCTTTATAGTCGGTAAAGTCTTGTTTTGCACCCGTGGTCGTGATAGCCGGACGCCTGTCAGATGCGGGAACGAGCGTCGGCTTTCCTTTGGGCTTGACGACCAGACCGCCGAGCACCTCGGCAAAGGTCTTTTTGCCCATGAGCTTCTCCATCTCGGTGATGGGAATGAGAGATTTCTTGAAAATGTCGATATATCCTGCCGCACGGGCGGCAGCAACAACGGCATCCTCATCGGTGTATTTGCGATTGGTGCGGCTCTCCACCAGCTTGTAGCCGGGCCACTGTTTTCCGTGGTTGACCGCTGCGTCCTGGGCGTAGGCCATGAGCTCATTTGCCCATTTGGTGAGGTCGTCCAGCTTGCCGAGAATGTCGCCGATCTCCGCATCGGAAAGCAGAGGTGGCTGGGCAAACTCGTATTTGGCAAGTTGGAGCTTGGCATCAGCTCTGGCTCGGCACTTGACCGCCGCCTTGCAGAACTGGCACCAGCTTCCGGGGCAGTATTCACCTTCGCCTTTGAAGGCAAGCTCTGCTTTGGGTTTCAGCGTCTTTTCTGCCCAATCCCGAAGCTCGGCAACGGAAATGACCCATGTGCTGACATTCTCCCGGCGGGGCTGGTAGATGGTCATGGAAACCGTCTCGATGTCGTAGAGACAATCGAAGATACGGAGTGCGCCGAGCGCATACAGCATCATCTGCGGATTTTCCTCGGCATTCACCAACACGCCCTGGCCGTACTTCAGATCGATAATGTGGAGGAGCTTGTCTGCCACGATGAGGCTGTCGCCGGTGCCGAAGCCGTCCGGCACATAGCAGGAGAAGTCCAGCCGCTGCTCAATGAGCACCTTGGGGTCCGGGCAGTCCTGCCGGGCTTCCTCGATGGCTTCCAGAACGAATTCCAGGTAGCCGTCCGTGTACATCTCCATTTCGTCGGAGTCGTACTTGCTGACCGGGCGGGTGGAGCGCATCTTCAGCGCCTTGCGGAGCTTGTGTTCCGCCAGCGCATGAGCGGCGGTGCCTTCGGCTGCGGCTTCCGTTTCTCTGTCCTCGAACTCCAATTCCAACCTTGCGGATGGATTGCAGTGGAGCCAGCGGTGGGAGGAAGAGGCCGAGAGGACTGCGTGACGATTAGGGGGCATCTTTCAGCACCTCCACATCTTTGAGCAGCGCCTCATAGTGCTTGGGGTCGATGCCGGAGAGCTTCGGAGCGCCGTACTTTTTAAGGAGCGCCTGGATCTCGGTTGTGAATCCGGCTCGGCTCTTTTCACCGAGGACTGCTCGGACTTCTTCCAGCGTCAGTTCCTTCTTGGGAGCGGGTGCAGGCGTCTTCGCCTCTGCATCGACAGTCGGCTCATTCTGCAGCATGGCATCTACCACAGCCTGAACGCTGTCCGCCAGTGAGCGAAGATCCTCGACCACATCGAGCAGGAGCTTGACATTACTCATGTACACCACCTCCCATCGGAACTTCGGTGATGGCAATGGACTCGACCGAGTTGCCGGGAACCACGACCATAACCTTCTGCTTGGGACCCAGAAGCAAGGTGAAGAGCTTTTCGCGGATGCTGACCGTTCTGCAAGCGACTACGCCGCCGTTTCTGGGCTTGTCTGAAACACGGATATTTAAGTTGTGTCTCATACGGGGTTACCGTCCTTTCCGGAGGGCTTGTATTTTGTTGCCTTCCGGTGTACCCAGAAAAATCGGGGATTTGTCAGGGTGTCTGGCGGAAAATATTCAAAAACTTTTTTCTGCCTGCCTCGATGGACTCGGAAACAGACTGAAAGCTGGCCTCTTCGATGGCAGCGATTTCCCGCAGGGTCTTGCCGTTTGCGTACAGTCGAAGCCGGCGCTGCTGGGTGGCAGTCAAATGCGAGAAGGCCTCTCGGATACGAGCGGTCTGTTCTGCCGAATCATCCTCCACGGCATATTCGTCGCAAGCACCGTACTCCTCGCCCTCGTAGTCGATGGCATCGTAGGAGTAGCAATGGTAGCGATGACGCTCGTCCTGCGCGTGCTCTGCTTTACGGCTGTCGATGATGACGGCACCGATTTCGTCAGAAACCTCGACCTCTGTCACTGTTCCGTCCAAGAATGCGTACTTGATTTTCATAATGTGTCCTTTCCGCTTGAGACGGCACCGAGCGGTCGGGACACAAAAAGAGCCGGTGGTCACGACGGACAACACCGGCAGACAGAACCTACAAGAAGGCATGGCAAAGCACGGTGGGTACATCGAGTTCAAAAAATCCTTGGTGGGGTTTTCGGTTCTCTATGTATCCCGCCGCCTCTAATGCGCATCTCAAGGCTTTGAGATAAAATTTGGTGGGGCTACTTGCCCCAAGGGTATATAAGGTTTTTTCAGATCTTCGGGAAAAACAAAAGACGACCGGGACATAGCGCACCCCATAAAGGGGAGGCTAAATCCTGGCCGTCTTGCAGCTCTGCGGACTTGTTATTCTCTTTTGTGCTTACGCAGCGCGGGGATGGCTTTCTACATGAAAAGCCCTTGTGCTGACTCGCGTCATAACCGTTTCGGTATCTCGCAGCGTCACTGTGAAGCTGTCGCCCACAGGCACGGTCATTCTCAACGCACGGTCTTTGTGCTGGATCTCAACGATCCCTGTCTGAGCATCCGCCATGCAGACGAGATGTCCCTTACAATCTCGATACGCTACCATCGGGGTCCTCCTTTCTTGCTGTACTCATAGGCACCACCTCCTTAGTGTTATCTTGTTAGCAAACTTGCTAACGCTTGCTGTAAAAAAACACAGCGGGCGGTAAAACCCGCTGTAGTTTTCGATATGGACGCTCAAGAACCGACCACGCCTGCAAAATCCATGATGGCAGAAGCGTAGGAATAATCGGTCGTATCGTTGGTTTTGATGTAACCGAGGTCTTTGAGCCTGTTTGTCGCCGCCTGGATGGAAACATCGAAGCAGTCAGACATTTTAGCGATCAGTATCGCACGGGATGTAGGAGTTTTGAGCTTGTCCTTGCAGGATCGTGCCAGCAGATCCACCGAACACTTCGGCATCAAAACGGCAGCGGACAGATGGTTGGCCTGCCATTCCATCCAGTCATGGTCGTCCCATTTGCGAGTGTCCGATTTATTTGTCATGCCGTTGTCGACCCGGCACTGTATCATGGGGGCGATGAGCTCATCGTCAAAAATGGATACCTGGTCGGGGTTATACGAGAAATAGCCGGAATGGAAGATGTCATGCCCACCCTCATGTCCGAGCGTAAAGCGGTAACGATGCCGTTGGCTCTCATCCAGAAGGCGGTTGTCGATGATGACGGTACGGGCCTTGGCGCTGATGTACTCCGCCCGATTTGTGGCAGGGTCAAAAACCGGCACCTTATTGGTGTCGTTAAATACAGTCATCCCAAGGTACACGCCATTGTGGGACAGATATTGATAATCCGGCGTCATTCCGAGATAGAATTCAATAAAGCCTTCAATGTCCACGGGAGAGGGGTTCGTGAGGACTTCCGGCTGAAAATCCTGTACGAAACGCTCTCCGATGGCATCGATCTCGGCTTTGCTCAAAATCGGTACGCCGTTGTTCTTCACTCGAAGAGAGGGAGTGTACATCTTTATAAATTACCCCTTTCGCTGCCGGAGCTCCTCGACGAACTTCAACCAGTCAGCCTCGCTTGCATCAAGGTCACGTGCCGTGCGAAGCGCAGCGGACACATAGTCGTGTTCCATGATATAGTCAGGCAGGTCTGGGGCAACAGAGTTTCTCTTCTTACCGGCCAGATCGTACATCGTAGTCTTATCCTCGTCGTTCAGCATGAGAATTTGGGAAATCAGCTCCAGCTTCTCCATTTCGGGAGGGTTGCGGCGGTCCTTCTCAATGTCGGTCAGATAGGGCGCAGTAATCCCTATCATTTCCGCCATCTTGCGGAGCGTGATTTGTTTCTCTGTGCGTTTCCTTTGCAGGAACTCTCCAAAATTCTGGTACTGTGTGTTCATGTCGTTCACCTTTTCTACTTTACATTATAAGCCCTGTCTTGATTCGTTCAGCCTGTTTGCGGCACTGTTATCATCATTGCGGGCAACTTCTCATCACAACGGTGAATCGAATTAGCACGGATGCTTGTACGCTTGTTAGCAACCTTGCTAACACTATTATACGCAAGACATAATGACTTGTCAAGAGGCAAAGCAGAAAAATATTTGAAAATCATCTCTTATTGATACATTAACCCCGGCATTTTGACTTTATCCCTTCCATCCGTGGGCATTTTTAAATCGCCCATGAGGCAGGCATAAGTGATGGCACTCTTGCCAAAGCGACCACGGATCTCCTCCACAGCGTCCTGGACTTTCTCCATTGCCATACGGTGCTGGACATTATCAAACAGCGTGAGTTGCTCAGCACTGTCTTTGGGCGAGAGTTCAATGGCACGGACGGTGACCGCTCTGACCTTCGTGTTCCAGGGATACCGCTCTTTAAAACTCCGAAATGCGGCAGCGGCGATCTCCGAGGGAAGCTGTGTCTTGAGCGGCAGCTTGCATTGATACTGTGAGCCGAACAGATCTTTGCCTCGGACATGGACTTGGACGGTACGGGTGGCGAGGTTATGCAGCCGGAGGCGGTGACCGATATCCTGCGAAAGAGCGAAAATGACCTTCCACACCTCTTCTTCGTTTTCCAGGTCGGAGACACAAGTGATGCCGTGGCCGACCGATTTGACCGGGGAAACGAAATCCTTATGCATCACCCTGGAATGATCTCTGCCATTGGCGTAGGTCCAGAGCGCAAGACCGTTCACCCCCAGAAGCCCTTTCAGAAACAGCGGGTCACACACGGCAACATCTCCGATCGTATGGATGCCGTACTGCGCCAGCTTTTTGGTGGTGGCGGGACCGCAATAGATCATATCACTGCATGGGAGCGGCCAGACCTTCTCTTTGTATGACTCCGGTGAGATCTCTGTGATGGCATCCGGCTTTTTTAGATCGGACCCCAATTTGGCGAACACCTTATTAAAGGATACGCCGATGCTGACGGTCAGACCGAGCTCCTCCTTTACAGAGCGGCGGATATTTTCAGCAATCATCCGGGCATCCCCGCAGACATACCGGCTGCCGGTCACATCGAGCCAGCATTCATCCATGCCGAAGGGCTCCACCATATCGGTGTACCTCTGGTAGATAGCCTGGGTCAGCTTTGAGTATTTGAGGTATTGGTCGTATTGCGGCGGCACGATGATGAGGTCTCGACAGCGCTGTTTCGCCTCCCAGTTGACCATCCCAGTTTTTACACCGGCTTTCTTCGCCAGTTCAGACTTGGCAAGCACAATGCCGTGTCTGTCCTCCGTGCAGCCGCAGACTGCCACCGCCTTTCCTCTAAGACTTGGGTCGAGCATTGTCTCAACGGAAGCGTAAAAGCAATTCAGATCACTGTGGAGAATGGCATGATTCTGCATAATTCCATCTCCTTCAACAAAACTTCATCAAAACCTATTGACAAGGTGAAGAAAGTGAAGTATATTATATTCGTAACTTCATCAAACTTCACCTAAATAATAGCCTGTCGATGAAGTTTTGTCAATAGCTCAGATGAAGTTGATGAAGTTACGAGATGAAATTTATCGAAAGAAGGTATCCTATGACTTTCTCGGACAAGATCAAGGTGGCCAGAGAGCAAGCGGGTCTGACCCAACAGCAACTTGCTGATAGCACTGGCGTTTCCAAGCGGACAATTGCTTCCTATGAGTCCGGTGGCGCAATTGCCAGGGCTTCCACGATGTTGAAGCTCGCAAAAGCGCTGAATATATCCTCAAAGTATCTTTCCGACGATTCCTGCCTCGACCCAATGGCCGACATTGAGAAAGACGGCTATCTTGAAGAGGCCCGTGAACGATACGGATCTTCCGGAGCCCGTGATGTTGACCAGCTCCTCCGAGACAATGCTGCGTTGTTCGCAGGTGGTGAACTGTCCCAGGAACAGAAAGACCAGTTCTTTGAGGCGGTCATGCGGGCGTATGTCGCCTGCAAGGATGAAGCAAAGGTGAAATTTGGTCGCAAGAACAAGTAATGTCCGTTTTATGGGACAGTTACCGTTGTATAATTACAGCATGGGGTCAGTATACCCATTTTACATAAGGAGGAGGTGAGCCTGTGTCATACGCAGAAGTGTGCGGCGCAGTCGAAGCCCTACAAAAGAAATACCACGAAAGCGATCCGTTCCGGCTTTGCGAGGACATGAACATCCTTCTGCTCAGTCAGACCCTCGGAAACGCCCCGGATGCCATAAAAGGGTTTTACTTAGAGAGCAAGCGGATACGAACGATCACGGTAAACTGTGACCTGCCGGAAACAGTTCAGCGAATCATTGTCGCCCATGAGCTGGGTCATGCAGTGTTGCACCGTCATTCGGGCATTCACGCATTTCACGATATTGGCCTATTCGATGAGAGCTCGCTGTTGGAGAAGGACGCCAATCTGTTTGCTGCCGAGTATTTACTCAGAGACCAGGATGTCCTTGAAACACTCAACCGTGACACCACTTTTTTCTCTGCCGCCGCAATACTCCGTGTCCCAGCGGAACTGCTTGATTTTAAATTCCGTGTGCTGAAGTGGAAGGGCTATAAGCTGATAGAGCCGCCGATCTCGGCGCGGAGTAATTTCCTTGCCAATATGGAGGTGCCGGACGATGCAGACTGCTACGGTGAATAAGCCGCTGAAAGTATATGTAGCCGTCAAAGCAGATTTTGCTGCTGACGGCACGATGTTCCCCAGGATCATCACTTGGGAGGACGGCGAGAAATATGAGATAGACCGTGTGTCCGATATCCGTCAAGCTCCTGCGCTGAAAGCCGGAGGCCAGGGCGACCGCTATACGATATGGATCGGCGGTCACCAGAGCTATCTGTTTTTCGAGCGCAGCGCAGACCTTACAGGAAACAACATCGGACGATGGTTTGTAGAGCGGAGGCAGTAGGCGATGATACTGCGAATCATAGATGAGATAGAAAAAGCGCTGAATCACGACCTCTATTTTGCAGCGCTGAACCTGGCGCTCACACTGCCGGACATCTGCGGAAAGGCGGAATATCCATCTTTGCGTAGTACCAGAGAGCGCTATATACAGTGGTACGATAAAATTGTGGGGGTGACGGAGAAACCTCCAAAGTGTACTGAGGACGAACCGGAAATGCCGTACTTAAGCGGTGAGGTGGTATATAGCCTCCGCTGCTCACTGCTCCATGAAGGAAATCCGAACCTGCAAAAGAACGGGAAGCATCCCATCCCAATCGACCACTTTTCATTGGTGATTCAGTCAGAGCAGCCGTTTCACATTTACGGTGGTGAAGAAAGCTGCGTAATGACGAACCCGAACGGTACAGAACTCCGCAGTTACCGAGTAAATGTGCGGAGGCTGTGCATGGTGATGTGTTTGTGTGCCAAGGGGTACTATAAAGAAAACAAGGATAAATTCAATTTTTATAACTACAAGATTATCGATTGGGATGAGGTCACAGCCTCTTTGCCTCCCATCGACATGGAAGAAGTTTTTCGGAAACTCGCAGACCCAAACCTCTCCGAAGAAGAGCATAGCGACGAAAGCGCAGATGAATAAGTAAAAACGATGCCGGACTGACACCAAAAGTGCGGGCAGTCCGGCATCTTTCACTTAGTTATTGACCTCCTCACTATCTATGGAACTTTCGGCGAGAGCTGCTGCAGCTTCACGCTCACGACGAGCCGCCCAGCCACCTTTTGCCTTCGGAGCATACGCAGACTCAAGTGCATACATGATGCCCTGCTCTTCGGCAAAGTAAATACCGGGGACATTCCAGTTATCCTCGGCATTCCAGTCCATCAACTTTCTGACCATATCCACAACCGTGGCGTTGCTGATTTTGATCTGCGCTTTCTGCTCGCCCTCCGGCTTGGAGAATCGCACGGCATTCGGAGCGTCCTCCTTGCAGGCACGGATGGCGAACTGCTTCGACTTCGGCTCGATCAGGAACTGGATGTACTCCGGGAAGCGGAGCTCCTGTGCGGTCTGGATGTTAAACTTCACAACATTGCCTGCGAAAGTGCAGACAGAGGCGGAACGGGTTTTAATAAGATCGATAACAGAAAATTTCTCAAACATGGTAGTTACTCCTTTTCAATTACAATAAAGTTTTCATCCTCCTCGGCAACGGCCGGGGCGGGTTCTGGTTTTTGGGTCGCGGAAATAAGCAGGTTGTCCACATACTCCTCGTCCCACGATGGGTCGACGATCATGAAGCCGGACAGTACTCCCTTGACCACGATGCGTGGCTTCCGGTGGGTGCTGCGCCGTTTCCGATACCGTCGTTCTTTGCGGATCTGCTGTGCCAACAGCCAATCGGTCTTCTCGATGATGGGGATATGATGCCCCTCAACGAAATACTGCGGTTCTATGCCGTTGTTCTTTACACTCTTATGCGTGAAAAAGTCTATCGTAACTGTTTTTTGACACAAGGCGTCCCCACAGTATTTTTCGTTTTTGAGGATGCCCAGGACACTGCCGGAACTCCAAACCGATAGACCTTTTACAGTTGGAATGCCGCTTTTTGTCAGCAATTCCGCAATTTGCGTGGATGAATAGCCGTCCAGGTAGAGACTGTATATGGTTCTGACAATATCCGCTTCATCCTCTACGATTTCCCAGCCCTTTTTATCATCCAGCCGATAGCCGAGCAGAGCCCAACTTGGATAGATCCCAAGCCCCTGCGCCCTTCGGCGTTTGAATGACCATTTCAGACTGTTGGATTTTTGCTCGGACTCACTTTGCGCCACAAGGCTCAATACGGTAATGACCATATCGCTGCTCTTATCCAGCGTGTTGAGCTTCTCAGTCTCAAAGTACACGCCCACAGGCGGGTCGAGCTTTCGCAGCATGAAAATGTAGTTCAGACTGTCCAGCACATTTCTGGCAAAACGGCTGACTTGCTTCGTGATGATAAGGTCGATTTCTCCCGCTTTGCATTTCTCGATCATTTCAAGAAAGTGCTCACGGTGCAGAACAGAAGTGCCGGAAATGCCCTCATCGGCGAAAATACCGGCAAACTCCCATTCTGGATTCTCCTGGATCATACGGGTATAGTTTTGCACTTGAAGCTCGTAACTGCTTGCCTGGGTGTCCTCATCCGTGCTGACACGGCAGTACGCACACACACGAAGTTTTTTCTTTTCGTTTTCCGCTTCCATATCCCTTTTTGCAGGAATGATCTGTACCTCCTTTTGCGGACCGTTGATGTATGCATCACGGATGGCGTTCTTGGTGGACTGTCTTTTATCCTCGCTGCGACCGCGAGGTCGAAGTGGTTGTTTCTTCGTTATCTTCATAGGTTCACCTCCTCCTGCCGCAGATTATGTGGGCAGATAAGCCCACACCGCAGCTCGGAGCCGGCGAATTCTATTATATCGTGGAAATATGAAAACCGTTAACTTAAATGGTATATATTGCTCAGATTAACGGTATCGGGAGCAAAAAATAAGAAGCCTTTCAGCTCCTTATTTCAACATCAGTGATTTACTTGTCCTTATTCATGGCTTTCAGCATCTGGTTCGCCGCTTTCTTTTGTTCCGGCGTGAGGTTGACCCAGTTTTCAAACAGCTCTTTGAGTTCTGGGTTGATTTCAACCATCTCACCCTCGGCAAAGAACTGCGCCATCGTGATGCCGAATCCCTTACAGATTGCTTCCAGCGTTGCGAGTGAGGGGACTGTATTCCTCCTATAAATATTCGCAATCGTGGACTCGGATAAGCCACAGTTCTTTGCCAGCCTATACTCAGTCCACCCGCGCTCGTTTAAGAGCTGCCGGAGCCTCTCGTGCGTGTCCATAGCATCACCACCCTTCCTGTAATTATTTTACCCGCAAACTAAAAGGTATTGTACTGGCTACTTGTACTGACCATACCGTTATGTTAAACTGTATAATAACGGGAATTCAGTACGGAGGGATGACAATGCTGACCGAGGAACAGAAACGGATGCACAGAGTGTGTTTTACGGGCCACCGCCCTGAGAAACTGAAGCAGTCCGAAAGCGTGATCGTGACGGCTCTGGAAGCTGCGATCAAAGAAGCGATTTCAGATGGGAAGAATGTATTTATTTCCGGCATGGCTCGAGGAGTGGATATCTGGGCAGCTGAAATCGTGCTGCGCCTGCGGAAAGAGGGGGCGAATGTAAAACTGATTTGTGCCAGCCCATATGAAGGCTTTGAGCGTGGATGGAGTGCCGAATGGCAACGACGGTACAATGTCATTCTTGCCGCCGCCGACCTTGTTCGTTTTATCTGTCCGGGGTACAGCAGAGCCTGCTTCCAGATCCGCAATGAATGGATGGTTGACCATTCGGCTCTGGTAATTGCTGTGTTCAACGGACAGCCCAGCGGCACCAAGAACACGATTGATTATGCCAAGCGGAAGAGCGTTCCGTGCTGGAATATACTCTCCGAAACATGAAATTTTTCTTCATGAATTTGAGAATTATCTTGTTTTTCAGTGGGATTGGTGATATAATAATCTTGAATTAGTATGTGCAGAAAGCGAGGACGGTCAAATGGGCGTTTCTTACAAGAAATTATTTAAGCTGCTTATCGATCGGGGCATGAAGAAAAAAGACCTGCAAGAGGCTGCAGACCTCAGTCCTGCAGCAGTTACAAAGCTTGCAAAAGATGAGTATGTACGGCTCGATGTGCTTGTAAGAGTTTGCTGTGCATTGGGCGTCGATATCGGTGACATCATGGAAGTCACAAAAGATGAATAAAGGCATCTGCAAATAGATCAAGTTTATTTTGTAAAAGTCCGCAGCCGCGCTGCGCTCTTTTACCCCCATTAACTTCCGATAATTTTGAGTTATCGGAAGCAACAGAAGGAGGCATTGGCATGGGCGACCTTATGAAAAAACATGAAATGACTGAAGAGGACATCAAACTTCAGTTTATTACCCCAGCCATTGAGGGCGCTGGCTGGGACAGGCAGAAGCAGATCCGCATGGAGTACAACTTCACGGACGGTCGTGTTATCGTCCGTGGTAATGTTACTGCCAGAGGCAAAAGAAAGCGCACTGACTATCTGCTCTACTATAAGCCCAATATTCCACTGGCTATCGTCGAGGCGAAAGATAACCGGCACAGCGTTGGAGCCGGGATGCAGCAGGCCATCGAATACGCCGAGGTGCTGGACATTCCGTTTGTGTACAGCTCGAATGGCGATGGTTTCCTTGAACACGATATGAAGACCGGGAAAGAGCGAGAGCTGACGCTTGAGCAGTTTCCCTCGCCGCAGGATCTTTGGCAGCGACACATTGGGGACGAGCACTTCACGCCGGAGCAGGAGCAGCTCATCACCGAGCCGTACTATTTCCAGCCAGGTGATAAGACCCCTCGCTACTATCAGCGTATCGCCATCAACCGCACCGTTGATGCAGTAGCCCGTGGGCAGAATCGTATCCTCCTTGTTATGGCGACCGGCACCGGCAAGACCTATACTGCGTTTCAGATCATCCACCGCCTTTGGAAATCCGGCCGCAAGAAAAAGATCCTTTTCCTTGCTGACCGTAATATCCTCGTTGACCAGACCATGCAACAGGACTTCAAGCCTTTTGCAAAGGTCATGACGAAAATCGAGGGCAAAAAGCTGGACAGCTCCTATGAACTGTACCTGTCCCTCTATCAGCAGTTGGCTGGTGATGAGAACGAAGAGCCGTTCCGTGCATTTCAGCCGGATTTCTTCGACCTCATCGTCATTGATGAGTGTCACCGTGGCAGCGCCAAGGAGGATTCCCGTTGGCGCAGAATACTCGAATACTTCCACAGTGCCACGCAGATCGGTATGACTGCTACGCCGAAGGAAACGAAAGAGGTATCCAATATCTCTTACTTCGGTGAACCCATCTATACATACAGTCTGAAACAAGGTATCGACGACGGCTTCCTCGCTCCGTACAAAGTTCTCCGCGTCGGCCTGGACAAAGACCTGGAAGGTTGGCGACCCACGGCTGGACAGCACGACATCTACGGGTACGAGATCGAGGACCGGGAGTACAACACCAAGGATTACGACAAAAACCTCATTATCGATGAGCGCACCGCCGCCGTGGCGAAGCGTATCACTCGCTTTTTGAAAGAAAACGACCGCTTTGCCAAGACCATCGTATTCTGCGTGGACATCGACCATGCAGAGCGGATGCGGCAGGCGCTCGTGAACGAAAACAGCGACCTCGTGGCGGAGAATGCCAAGTATGTCATGCGTATTACCGGCGACAACGCCGAGGGCAAGGCGCAGCTCGACTACTTTATCGCAGAGGACAGCAAATATCCCGTGATCGTTACGACCTCCAAACTGATGACGACTGGCGTGGACTGCAAAACGTGCCGGCTCATCGTTCTGGATAACAACATAAACTCCATGACCGAGTTCAAGCAGATCATCGGTCGTGGCACACGCCTCAAGCCCGACTACGGCAAAGAGTATTTCACCATCATGGATTTCCGCAATGCCTGCCGACTCTTCGCAGACCCGGAATTCGATGGCGACCCGATCTCTATCATTGATGATGGCGATGATCCCGGCGAAGAGCCGACTGCCAATCCACCGAAGCCACCCGTTCCGACTCCCGGCCCCGGTGGGGACACCGACGATCCGCCTGAAAAGAAGCACAAATTCCGGGTGCGTGGTGTCGAGGTCACGATCCTGAATGAGCGTGTCCAATACTACGACAAGGACGGCAAGCTCATCACGGAAAGCGTGACGGACTACTCCAAGAAGAACATCCTCGGCGAGTATGCCACCCTGGATTCTTTCCTTAGTGCCTGGAATTCCGAGGAGAAGAAGCAAGCCATAATCGACGAACTGCAAGAGCGTGGCGTCCTGCTGGAAGCGCTGCGGCAGATCGCCGGGAATAAGGATATTGACGATTTCGACCTCATCTGCCACATTGCCTACGATAAGGCACCGCTGACGAAGGCAGAGCGGGCGAACAATGTCCGCAAGCGTGGATACCTCTACAAGTATTCTGGCTTGGCACAGGAAGTCCTAAGTGCGCTGCTGGACAAATACATGAACGAGGGCATTCAGGACATCGAGAACCTCGAAATTCTGTCCAATGACCCATTCCGCAAATTCGGTACCCCCATGAAAATCGCAAAGCTGTTCGGCGGCAAAAACGGATACATTCAAGCCATCCGTGATTTGCAGAAGGAAATCTACGCTGCGTAATAGGAGATATAAGATATGAGTTTAAATAACCTGGTAAAACGACTGCAGGACATCATGCGGAATGACGCAGGCATCAATGGCGATGCCCAGCGTATTGAGCAGATGGTTTGGATTCTCTTTTTGAAGGTGTATGACGCCAAGGAAGAGATCTGGGAGTTTTATGATGAGAATTACACTTCCATCATTCCGGAGGAGCTGCGCTGGCGCAATTGGGCCGTCGACCACAAGGACGGCAAGGCGCTCACCGGCGATGCGCTTCTGGACTTCGTGAACGGAAAACTGTTCCCGACCCTCAAAGCCATCGCAATCGATGAGAATACACCCATGAGCCAGATCATCGTCCGCACAGCCTTCGAGGACAACAATAACTACATGAAGGACGGCATCCTGCTTCGCCAGGTTATCAATGTCATTGATGAGATCGATTTTGAGGAGTACGAGGACCGCCACGCCTTCGGTGAGATTTACGAAACGATCCTCCGCAGCCTGCAGAGCGCCGGTAACTCCGGTGAATTCTACACACCCCGTGCTGTCACGGACTTCATGGTACAGATGATCAAGCCCAAGCTCGGCGAGTCTATTGCGGACTTTGCCTGCGGAACCGGTGGCTTCCTTACCTCTGCGCTGAAGGTGCTGGATGCCCAGGTGCAGACTGTCGAAGACAGAACGGTTTACAGCAACTCCATCTACGGCATTGAAAAGAAGGCGCTGCCGTTCCTTCTGTGCGCCACGAATATGCTGCTCCACGACATCGACAACCCTCGCATCATCCACGGCAACAGCCTGGAAAAGAATGTGCGTGAGTACAAGGAGAGCGACCGCTTCGATGTCATTTTGATGAATCCTCCTTACGGCGGCAACGAAAAAGAGGGCGTGAAGCAGAATTTCCCGGCTGATCTCCGCAGTAGCGAAACCGCCGACCTCTTTATGTCGGTCATCATGTATCGGCTGAAGCAGAATGGGCGCTGCGCCATCATTCTGCCGGACGGCTTCCTGTTTGGTACAGATAATGCCAAAATGGCAATCAAGGAAAAGCTGCTGTCCGAGTTCAACCTCCATACGGTCATTCGTATGCCACACAGCGTTTTTGCGCCATACACTTCTATCACAACAAACATTCTGTTCTTCGACCGGACGCATCCCACGACGGAAACCTGGTTCTATCGCCTGGATATGCCGGATGGATACAAGAACTTCTCCAAGACGAAGCCCATGAAACTGGAGCACTTTGCCCCGGCTGTTGAGTGGTGGAACAACCGTGAGGAGATCACTATCGACGGCTTTGACAAGGCGAAGAAGTACACCGTCGAGGAACTGAAAGCACGAAGCTATAACATCGACCTCTGCGGTTATCCTCACGAAGAGGAGGAGATCCTGCCGCCGAAGGAACTGATTCAGCAGTACCAGGAGAGGCGGGCCAGCTTGAACGCCGACATTGACCGCATCCTTGCCCAGATTACCGATATCCTTGGCATCGACATTACGGAGGAGGGCGACGAATGACTGCGCAGCAACTGAAAAACTCCATTCTCCAGATGGCTGTTCAGGGCAAGCTCGTACCGCAGGACCCGAATGACGAGCCCGCCAGCGTTCTGTTGGAGCGTATCCGTGCGGAGAAAGAGCGGCTCATCAAAGAGAAGAAAATCAAGCGAGAAAAGAACCCCTCGGTTATATTCAAAGGTGCCGATAATACTCCTTATGAGAAAATCGGCGATGAAGTGCGGTCGCTGGCGGATGAGGTACCGTTCGACATCCCCGATTCGTGGGAGTGGGTGCGACTGGGCACAGTCATTGAACTTCAGTCCGGACAGGATATGACGCCGGATAAATACAATGATTGTGGAAAAGGCATTCCTTATATTACCGGGGCCTCAAATATCGAAAACGGAAATGTGTTAATTAATCGCTGGACGGAATATGGTCGTGCTTTTGCATATTGTGGAGATATTTTGCTTACCTGCAAAGGTACAGTAGGCACGATGGCTGTCCTTCGAGAACCACAAGTACATATTGCCAGACAGATCATGGCCATTCGACCAATTAGTGAGTTGTATGTGCCGTACATTCAGGTTGTGTTGGATACGCTTGTTGAGAATCTGAAAGCGGCGGCAAAGAGCATGATTCCAGGTATTGCCAGAGAGGATGTTTTGCAGTCACTCTTTCCGGTTCCTCCAGCCAGTGAACAGAAGCAAATCGTCCAGAAGATCTCAGAACTATCACCGTGTCTGGAGCAATACGCTGCTGCCGATACAAAGCTACTTTCATTGAATACCGCCTTCCCTGAAGCCCTCAAAAAGTCGATATTGCAGGAGGCAGTCCAGGGCAAGCTGGTACCGCAGGACCCGTCCGACGAGCCTGCAGAGGCTCTGCTGGAGCGTATCCGGGCGGAGAAACAGCGGCTCATCAAGGAAGGCAAAATCAAAAAGGACAAGCACGAATCCGTCATTTTCAGACGGGATAATTCTCATTATGAAAAGCGTGGT